GCTCTTGATTGCCCTGCCAGACGTCGAAGAAAAGACCGAAGGTGGCATCCTCAAGGCAACCGAAACGATCCGCAACGAAACAGTGGCCACCGTGGTGGGCTTTGTTTTGAAGCTCGGGCCGGATGCTTATAAGGATGAGAAGCGATTCCCCACTGGTGCCTACTGCAAAGAAGGTGACTGGGTGGTGTTTCGGGCGTACAGCGGTACCCGAGTCAAGATTCACGGCAAGGAATTCCGAATCATCAATGATGACTCGGTTGAAGCCGTGGTGGATGACCCGCGTGGAGTTGAGCGAGTATGAGTGACGAGAACAATGAAGTTGAATTAGTGGCAGAAGATTCTGCCCCCCAGTCCGAAGAAAGCAAATTCTTCGGAATCAAAACCCAAATCCTTCCCCGAGCAGGCGACTCCGACCAAGACGATGAAATCAAGGTCGAAGTCATTGATCCTCGCAAGCCAGAGGATCGCAAGCCAAAGAAGGCAGAGGCCGTAAAGGACTCTGATAACGAATCGGAAGTTGAGAACTACAGTGCGCGAGTTAAGAAGCGCATCGATAAGCTCAAGTACGATTACCATGAGGAACGGCGGCAGCGAGAGGAAGCTGCCCGTTTGCGCGATGAGGCCATCAATTATGCCCAGCGAGTACAAGAGGAAAATAAACGTCTTGCTTCGCTGGTGTCGGATAGCCAAAAAGCAATTCAGCAACAGATTGTGGAGCGAGCTAAAGCCGCCGCTTCATTAGCCGAAGCTGAACTGCGCCGCGCACATGAAGCCGGTGATGCTGATGCGATCGTTAAAGCTCAACAGAGTTTGACCCGCGCACAGTTGACTGAGGCAGCCGCCCCTAATTACGCAAGCCAGATTGCAGCCAAGCTGAAAGAATCGAAAGTGGAGCAAGCTCCGCAGAATGTTCTCCAGCAGGCAGCCCAATCAGCGCCAAGACCTGATCCGCGAGCTGCCCGATGGCAGTCAGAGAATCAGTGGTTTGGCAAAGACCCCGAGATGACTAGTTTTGCTTATGGCGTACACCAGAAGCTCATCTCGGAAAATGGCAGTGACTACGCATCAACCGATGAGTACTACGCTGCCATCAACAAAAGAATGCGTCAGGTATTCCCTGACCGTTTTTCGGAGGATGATGAGTCAGATGACTTCGATGCCGATGAGGTAAACGAAGTTGAGACTCGCACTGCGACCCCGAAAAAAGCATCCAAACGGATGCCCGTTGTGGCCCCGGCAACTCGAAATACCGGATCAGCCCCACGCAAAGTGCAGTTGACGGCCACGCAAGTCGCCCTCGCCAAGCGGCTTGGATTGACTCCTCAACAGTACGCCATGCAAGTTATGAAGGAGATGAAAAATGGCTAATGAGCGCAAACCTCGCGAAATTGAAACTCGTGCTAACGAAACTCGAACTCAGAGTTGGAAGCCCCCTTCGGTTCTGCCAGATCCCATCCCGCAAGACGGTTGGGTATTCCGGTGGGTACGTACTGCATCTCTAGGTAACCTAGATAACAAAAACACTTCCATGCGCCTTCGTGAGGGCTGGGAGCCTGTACGAGCTGAAGATCATCCCGAACTGCAGATCATGTCTGATCACAATTCGGAGTGGGCTAAGCGTGGAGCGATTGAAGTAGGTGGTCTCTTGCTATGCAAGATGCCGGTGGAAAAGGCGCAAGCTCGCCAGGACTTCTATGCACAGAAGGCCGAGCAGCAAGTGAACTCCATCGACAACAACTACCTGCGTGAGAATGACCCGCGCATGCCGATGCTGAAGCCGGAGCGTAAGACGAGAGTCACGTTTGGTGGCGGCAACTAGGAATGGTTCCTGGCAGCCGTCTTTTTAATTAATAGGAGTATCAAGTATGTCAAGCACTGCTACCCCGTATGGGATGCGGCCTGTCGGCGTCCTTGGTGGTCGTCCGGACAACAATGCTTTCAACAGCTACAAGATTGCTAGCGGCTATGCTGCTAACATTTTCTACGGCGACGTTGTGAAGCTGGTGTCCACTGGTGTCGTTGAGAAGGACACCGGAACTTCCACTTTGACCCCGATCGGTGTTTTTGTCGGCTGCCGTTACACGAACCCGACGACCAAGGAACTCACCTTTGCTCAGTACTGGCCGACCGGCACTGTGGCTTCGGATGCGTTTGCTTATGTCGTTGACGATCCGTGGGCAGTCTTCCAGATCCAGGGTGATGACACTCTGGCTCAGACGACCCTCGGTAACAACGCGGCTATCGTTCAGACGGCTGGCTCTACCGCTATCGGTAACAGCAAGAACGCTCTGGACGCCTCGACCGTGAACACGACCGATACGCTCCCGTTGCGTATTGTCGCGTTTGTGGATGGCCCCAACAGCGCCGTTGGCGATGCGTACACTGATGTGATTGTTAAGTTCAACAATCACCAGTTGACCACGCTCACTGGCGTTTAATAGGAGTAACTAGCAATGGCAATTTCACGCGCACAGTTGCTCAAGGAACTCCTTCCGGGCCTTAACGCCCTGTTCGGCCTTGAGTACAAGAAGTACGAAGACGAGCATGCGGAGATCTATGAGACGGAAAACTCTGAGCGTTCGTTTGAAGAGGAAGTGAAGCTTTCGGGATTCGGCGCTGCGCCGGTCAAGAACGAAGGCTCCGCGATCTCCTACGACAACGCCCAAGAGTCGTTCACCGCTCGCTACAACCACGAAACGATTGCTATGGGTTTCGCGATCACGGAAGAAGCCATGGAGGACAACCTCTATGACTCGCTCTCGTCGCGTTACACCAAGGCTCTCGCTCGTGCGATGGCGTACACGAAGCAAGTCAAGGCGGCCTACCCGCTGAACGCTGGCTTCAACACGTACCAGTCGGGCGACGGTGTTACGCTGTTCAGCACCTCGCACCCCTTGGTGTCGGGTGGCGTTAACTCCAACCGTCCGACGGTGGGTGTTGACCTGAACGAGACGTCGTTGGAAGCGGCAGTCATTCAGATCGCTGACTGGACGGACGAGCGTGGTCTTTTGATCGCTGCCCGTCCGCGCAAGCTCATCGTTCCGCCTGACCTGATGTTCGTGGCTCAGCGTATCCTCGCGACGGAACTCCGTCCGGCGACCGCCGACAACGACATCAACGCCCTTCGTTCGATGGGTGTCATTCCGGAAGGGTTCTCTGTGAACCACTACCTGACTGACACGAACGCTTGGTTCTTGATGACCGACGTTCCCAATGGCATGAAGCACTTTGTCCGTGCGCCGCTTGAGACGAGCATGGACGGAGACTTCGATACCGGGAATGTGCGGTACAAGGCTCGCGAGCGTTATTCGTTCGGCGTGTCTGATCCGCTCGGCATCTTCGGATCGCCCGGCGCGACCTGATAGCAGGCAAATAGGAGGGGGTCGCAAGACCCCCTTCTTTCCTTTATCCTAGATTTATTTCCCATATCAGACAGGCTAGGCTGACGACATGCAGACGGATATGGGTATCTCGCATGTGAGGATACTTCAATGAGTTTGACCACTTTTTCTGGCCCGGTTAAATCCGACAATGGATTCATCGGCCCAGTTGCTAACACCACGCTGACGGCTGCTTCGACGTTAACGGCTGCGGATAGCGGTCGCACGTTCTTCTTGAACTCCGCCACGGAGTTTGCGACGACGTTGCCTGCCCCGGCTGCGGGTCTTTCGTTCTCGTTTGTTGTAACGGCTGCCCCGTCGGGTGCTAGCTACACGATCGTAACGGGCAGCAGCGCCAATATCATCAAGGGCGTTCAGTTCACGGCGGAAGATGCCGGTGGTTCTGGCGACTCTGGCACGGCTGATGACACCATCACGTTTGTGGATGGTCAGGCAGTGGCCGGTGACCGTGTTGATTTGGTATGTGATGGCACGAACTGGTTTGCCTATGGCTTCACCAAGTTGGTTGCCGCGCTGACCTTCACTCAGGCCAGCTAATTTAGCCTTTAGGTATGCGGGGAGAGTTCTCCCCGCTATCCTTCGGAGACATACATGGCAGATGCAGTAGCAAGTCAAACGCTGATCGACGGTGATCGCGTTGCTATTCTTAAGTTCACGAACATTAGCGATAGCACTGGTGAGTCCGGTGTTGTCAAGGTGGATGTGTCGGCATTGTCTGCGCCCGCCGGTAAGGTATGCAGCAGCGTGGCGATTGATCGCATCTACGCCTCTACGGTCGGCATGGGTGTGGACATCCTGTGGGATGCCACGACCGATGTGGTGGCGATGACGCTCGGCCCTGATCAGTTCTACGAGTACAAGTTCGATGATATCGGCGGACTCTGGAACAACGCTGGCGCTGGTAAGACAGGTGATGTCCTGTTCACCACAGTCGGAGCCGCTTCTGGTGATCGCTACACCATCATTCTGTACGTGACCAAGAAGTACACCTAATGGTTAAGGGCGTAAAACGACTGCCATCCGGTGGCATCGAATATCGCGGTGAAAAGTTCTCAGGGTTTAACAAGCCCAAGAACGCCCCGGCTGGTGACACGCACAAGAAGGTGGTGTTAGCTAAGAAGGGTGACAAAGTTAAACTAGTCCGATTTGGACGGAGAGGTTATGGCCACAACTACTCGCCGGAAGCGCGGAAAAACTACCTTGCGCGCAGCGCGGGCATCAAAGGGAAAGGCGGTCGCAAAACCGCCAGCGATCCCTTCTCAGCCAACTACTGGGCCAGAAAAGTATTATGGGCTGGTGCTGGCGGCAGTAAAGCGTCGCCTCCAGGCGGCTCTCGATTTCGTAAGAGGTAAGTTTCTATGAATAGGGGCAACATGAAACAAGAAATCATGAAAGCGCCTGCTTCGCCCAAGGCGAAGAAGAAGGTTGAGAAAGTGATGGGTGAGTTCAAGCGTGGCAAGCTGAAGTCAGGTTCTGGCCAGAAGGTCAAGAGCCGCGATCAGGCTGTTGCCATTGCGTTGTCTGAAGCCCGTGGTGCCATGCAGCGTAAGTATGGCGGCAAGGGCATTACCATGTACAAGGACTCGGTGGGTCGTCGGTTTGGTGACATGATGGAAGACCCGCGTAAGCCGGGTGCCGGAATGCGCAATGCCGGTCGATACATTATGGATGCTCCTAAGTACAGCGAGAAAGAACGGCAGGCCATGCAAGAGGTCAAAGATGCCGAGATGACTCGCAAGATGCGGGAAGCTCGCCGTAAGTTCTACAGTCAAGGCAAATAGGAGATCCTTAAATGATGCAGTGTCGTGGTATGGGTGCTGTTACCAAGAAAGGCAACAAGCCGAAAGTGATGGCCAAAGGTAAGAAAGTGCCAAACAAAATGATGGGCGGCAAGATGGTTCCCGGCTACAAGGCTGGTATGGCCGTCAAGCGTAAGATGAAAGGGAAGAAGGTCTAATAAGTGACTACCAGCGCAACAGCAACATTCAATCTCGATCTCAACGCTATCGTTGAAGAGGCGTTTGAGCGTTGTGGCGCTGAACTCAGATCGGGCTACGACCTGCGGACTGCGCGGCGTAGCCTGAATCTGATGTTGATGGAATGGGCTAACCGGGGAGTCAATCTCTGGACGGTGGAGCAAGGCAGTCAGGTCTTAACCCCCGGCACTGCCACCTATAATTTGCCCGTTGATACGGTCGATTTGCTGGAGCATGTGATTCGCACCGGCACAGGTCAGAACCAAACTGACATCGACATCACCCGAATTTCGGTTAGCACCTTTGCGTCCATCCCGAACAAGACTGCCCAAGGCCGTCCGATTCAGGTTTGGATTGATCGCAAGTCGGGACAGACTAACGCTGCTAGCGTGGTGCAGTATCCCACCTTTACGGTGTGGCCAGTCCCTGACAACAGCCAGACCTACACCTTCGTGTACTGGCGCTTGCGCCGTATGCTCGATGCTGGCACTGGCGTAACCAATCAGGATGTGCCGTTCCGGTTTCTGCCTTGCTTGGTAGCAGGGCTTTCCTATTTCTTGTCGGTGAAGATCGCACCGGATCGCATGGTTGCATTGAAAGCCATGTACGATGAAAGCTGGGAGCTTGCGGCTGGCGAAGATCGCGAAAAGGCTGCAGTGCGTTTCGTTCCAAGACAACAGTTTTTGACGGGCTAAGCCATGCAGGGGGATTTGCTTTTAGCGTGGGTAGCTGGGTTTTTTGACGGTGAAGGAAGCGTCATTGTCGAGTACTCGAAGTCATCAGCTTCAAAAAGAGGATGGAGGACTTCTCTTCACGCAACTCTAACGCAAACCAGCTTGCCATGTTTGGAGTTAGTTCAAAAGCATTTTGGTGGCTCTATAAAAACATCGGACACAAGAAAAGAATATGCTAGTAGGTGGGCTGTTCAATATACATGGTCTGTTAGGAATCAATCCGCTTTAGATTTTTTAAAAAAAATCAGGCCATATTCTATTGTTAAGGCTGATCAGATAGACCTTGCCGTAACTTATCCTATGTTTGATAGCAATGGGAAGAAATATGGGAATAAAGGAAACCCAATGCCGGATGCAGTTTGGGATAAGCGGATTCAGATAAGAGACGGATTAAAAGATATCCGTTTTAGAATGAAAACCCCTGCTAGAGTTCTTCCGGATGTCTAGTAATTTTGCATCTGGAAGGCATTCTATAGCGGAATGTGATAGGTGTGGATTTCAATACAAGCTTTCCGATTTAAGTCAGCTTGTTATTAAAACCCAAAATGTTAATATCTTGGTTTGCCAAGAGTGCTATGACCCAGACCAACCGCAGTTGTCTCTGGGTATGTATCCCATCGAAGACCCGCAAGCGGTGAGAAACCCTCGCCCAGATACCAGCTACTACGCTGTCGGAGCCAATGGCGCTGGAGGCAGTCGCATGATTCAGTGGGGATGGAACCCTGTTGGCGGCGCTAGAGCGTGGGATAATGGCCTCACCCCAAACGACCTAGTAGCCACTGGTGGTGTAGGCACTGTCACCGTAAGTACAACTTGAGATAACCATGAACTACGCACAACTAAGCGCCGCTATCCAAGAGTACTGCCAATCGACTGAATCGTCGTTTGTCGCAAACATCCCGACATTTGTTAAGCAGGCCGAGAAGCGCATCTACAACATGGTGCAGTTCCCAGCGCTTCGCAAGAACATGACAGGCTCTACCGCTGCCAGCAATAAATACTTAGCATGCCCTGATGACTTCTTGGCTCCATACTCACTGGCAGTCATATTGCCTGATGGAAGCTATGAGTATCTTTTGAATAAAGACGTTAACTTTATTCGAGAATCTTATCCCACGCCGACATCCACTGGCGTTCCAGCTTACTACGCCTTGTTTGGTTCTAGATCGGATAACCTAAATGAACTTACATTTATCCTAGGCCCAACGCCAAACAATGTGTATTCAATGGAGCTGCATTACTTTTACTACCCAGCCTCTATTGTGGATGCAGGTACAAGTTGGCTTGGTGACAACTTTGATCCGGTATTGCTGTACGGCTCTCTTGTCGAGGCTTACACCTACCTAAAGGGTGATCCAGACTTGATGACTCAGTATGAGAACAAGTACAAAGAAGCCATCTTGTTAGCCAAGCGCCTTGGAGACGGCATGGAGCGTCAAGATGCTTACCGTAGTGGTCAAGCTAGGATTCCTGTGACATGAGTGGATTTAGCGGCGGCATGCAGATTGGCCCTGTCAATGTGTTCACCACGCAAAACCGTGGCTTTACTGCAGAGGAAATTGCAGATAGGGCATTGGATAAGATCATCTATGTAGGCGATCAAAGTCATCCGGCCATTATCGAGCAGGCCAAGGCTTACAAGGAACACATCCGCGATGTGCTTATTAAGTACTTGAAAGAAGCTCAGCAAAGCGAACGCACCACGATTTGTGCCAAGCTCATTTTGCAAGGGCATAGTGATTTGGCAAAGATTATAGGAGAACTCTAGTGGCCATCAGCCAAGCAATGGCGACCAGCTTTAAGGTCGAAATCCTCAACGGTATTCATGCGTTCGGCACGACAGTCGTTCGCGGCTCTACCACTGCCGATACGTTTAAGATTGCACTGTACACCTCGTCAGCATCGTTAGACGCTACGACGACGGCGTATTCAGTGACGAACGAAGTGAGCGGTACTGGGTACACTGCGGGCGGCAACACGCTCACGGTATCGCAAGTTCCAACATCCAGCGGCACGACGGCCTTCTTGGACTTTGACGACACGACCTGGAGTGCTGCCACGATCACGGCTAATGGCGCCTTAATCTATAACAGCACCCAATCTAATAAGGCAGTAGCTGTGCTGGCATTTGGTGGAGATAAGACTTCTACCAACGGCAACTTCACGATTCAGTTCCCTGCCGCCACCGCTTCTGACGCGATCATTCGCATCGCTTAATTAGGTAGCGTCCATGGCCGACGCTATTGTTGCCTTTCAGGGCTGGGGCGCCTCCGGTGTAGGCTGGGGCGAGCAGGGCTGGGGCGTTGGCTCCGGCTCTAACATCCAAGCTACAGGCGGTGTCGGCACTGTTGGGGTTAACGCCACCGCTGTAACCGGCGTTTCCGGTGAGGCAGTTCTTGCTGCGGTAGGCGATGAAATTGTTATTGGTGACGCCAACGTACTTTCAGTTGGGGTGCAGGCATCTGGAGCAACTGGCTCCGTTCTAGTAGTTGCTGAAGCTGTTGTAGTTTTAACTGGGATTGAAGGCGTATCAGCAACAGGATCTGTTGTTGTTGTCGCTGAGTCAATTGTTCCGACCGCTGGGGTGCAGGGTCAGCTACTGCCCGGTACTGTAGTGGTTGAGGCTGATGCCAATATCAGCGTTACGGAAGTTAACGGAGCAACATCACTAGGCTCCGTCTCTGTTAGCACCGACCATATATTCAGCGTTACTGGTGTAACGGCTTTTGGAGAATCAGGCTCTGTTATTGTTTCTGCATCTGCCTCTACTGGGGTTACTGGAGTTCAGGCAGAAGGCGTCATTGGTTATTACGTCACTTGGAGCCTTGTTGATACCACTCAGATACCCAACTGGTCATCAATTGGCACAACGCAAGTGCCAACGTGGTCTAGTGTCAGTACCGCGCAAAACCCAAACTGGCAAGATATTAGCGTTACGCAAACACCTGGGTGGAGTAATATGTCTACCGCCCAGTCGCCTAATTGGACGCAGATTGCTGCATAGAGGTAATTGAATGGCAACGTACAGCAACCTTGGCATTACGCTGATCACCACAGGTGATGAAAGCGGTACTTGGGGTACCACCACTAATAGCAACTTCGAGAACATTCTCGATGAGGCTATTGCTGGTGCAGTCACGTACAACATCTCCAGTGATGCCGACTTCACGCTGACGGTCGTTGATGCCACCTCTAGCGACGCTCGTCATGCTGTCATCAAGTTTACCTCGACTACGCTCTCCGCTACTCGCACCTGCACGTTCGCCCCCGACACCTTGCAGAAGACTTGGGTAGTCATTAACGCCACGACCGGCGGGCAGTCCCTTACATTCAAGCAAGGCTCCTCAGGAGCCACCGTCACGGTGCCTAACGGTGAGAGTGCCATTATTTATTCCGATGGCGCTGGAGCCACCAACGGCGCTATTACGCGCGTTCTGGATAGCTTTACCAACACCAAGATCACGACTGGCACATTGAATGCCACGACCTTGGATTTGACCAACCTTGAAGTGACAAACATCAAGGCGAAGGATGGTACTGCCGCCCTGACTATTGCCGATAGCACGGGCAAAGTGACTGTCAGTTCGGAGTTGGCAGTAGACAATCTTAATCTGTCCGGCAATGCCATTACCTCGACCAACAGCAATGGCAATATTGATCTGACTCCAAATGGGACTGGTGAGGTCAATATCACCAAGGTCGATATCGACTCTGGAGCTATCGACGGCACCACCATTGGCGCGAACTCTGCTGCCGCAGGCACCTTTACCACGCTAACCGCCACCACTTTAGGCGGGGCGTTGAATGCTAACAACCAAGCTATCACTAATGTCAATATTGATTCTGGCGCTATTGACGGTGTAACTCTGGGTACTAACTCTCCAGTTACCAATGCTCAGATTGACAATATCAATATCAATGGCAATGCCATTACGTCCACGGACACCAATGGCAACATTGATCTCACGCCTAATGGAACCGGTGAAGTCAACATCACCAAGGTTGATATTGATGGCGGCGTAATTGATAACGTAACTATTGGTGGCTCCACGGCAGCTGCAGGCACCTTTACGACGGTTTCTGCCACGACCGGTAATATCACTAGTGTCAACGCCACGACCGTCGACGCCACTAACGTAGAAGTTACCAATATCAAGGCCAAGGATGGCACGGCTGCCGCTACCATTGCTGATAGCACCGGCAAGATTACAGTTAGCACAGAACTTGCTGTCGACAATCTTAACCTGTCTGGTAATGCCATTACCTCAACAAACACGAATGGCAATATCGACCTGACCCCAAACGGGACTGGCGAAGTCAATATTACTAAGGTTGATATTGATTCCGGCACGATTGACGGCACATCTGTTGGAGCAAGCAGCGCATCTACTGGCGCATTTACCACCTTGTCCGCAACTGGCAATGTTGATTTTAATGGCGGCACATTTGTATTTAATGATTCTGGCGCAGACAAAGACGCTAGGTTTGAAGGCGATACTGATACTAATTTGCTATTTTTAGATGCCAGCGCTGATACCGTTTTTGTCGGAACTACTAGCAACACTAATAGCAGCAAGTTGGTTGTTAACGGCACAATCAGCGAAACAGTCAGTAGCACCCAATACCTTGTCGCCTCGCAGTACGACATCGGCACTGATCCGAACGAGATCCCGCTGAACCAGTACCTAGGTGCTTTGGCCTATGTAGACAGCGAATGGGTCGCACCGCAAGTGGGGTCAGGCATCACCGGCGGAACCGGTACGATCTGCAAGACCAGTTTTGCCGTCGAGGGCGGCGTCAAGAAAATGCAAGTGCTGATTGACCTGACCGGGTTGAACAGCGGCGGCACAGCGGGTGATATTATCGGCGTTAATGGCACGGCGAACCCCTGCTACATCGCGCAGATTCCAAGCACGTTCACCATCTTGGGCGGCAGGATGACTTGCCTAGAAACTCCGGCTGGCGGCGATACCGACATTGACTTGTATTCTGCTACCGAAGGAACCGGCGTGGAGGATCAGGCTATCACTGCACTGACTGAAACGCAGATTATCAACGCGGGTACGCAGTCGGCAGGAACGGTGACGTATTTCTCCGCTGACCCTGCTGCGAACACGTATTTCTATTTGGTTGGTCAGAGTACATCGAATGCGACGTATACCGCCGGTCGCTTCCTCATTGAAGTTTTTGGAGCATAATTTATGAGTCTCTCATCTAACTTCCCGACAATTCGTCCTTCGCTCCTTCTGGACTTTGCCAACGTCGGCAGACTCGATCCCCGCGTGACCTTCACCCGCGCTACCACGGCGACGTACTACGATGGCGTAACTACGGCGAAGGCGGAAGAAAATTTGCTGTTGCAGTCGCAAGCCTTAACGACAAGCCCTTGGACAACAACAAGTTTGAGTGCAGTCGGAAGTAAAACTGCGCCGGATGGAACTGCAACTGCAATAGAAATTACGGCGACAGCAACTAATGGTCGTACTCGTCAAACGGTGACAGTAGTTTCCGGTCAAACATACACACACTCCATGTTTGTTCGCCGCGTAACAGGGTCGGGAAACGTGACCTTGGCGATATTAGATTCTGGAGGCACCGCGTTATTTTCAACGGTAATGTCGCTAACTTCGGACTGGCAAAGATTCACAGTCTCGGGAGCGCCAGCGGTAACTTCGATTCAAGCAGGTATTATTATCGCCACTAGCACTGATGCGGTTGAAGTCTGGGGCGCCCAACTCGAACAACGCTCCAGCGTCACGGCATACACGGCAACGACAACGCAGGCAATTACGAACTACATCCCGGTGCTGCTGACGGCGCAGAATGATGTGCCGCGTTTTGATCACACCCCGACCACAGGTGCGGCGCTGGGGTTGCTGATCGAGGAGCAGCGGACGAATCTGCTGTTACAGTCGGAAGATTTTAGTACGACTTGGGCAGCAACCGGCGCAACGGTTACTACCAACGCAACGACTGCTCCAAGTGGATCAGCAACAGCCGATAAGTTGGTAGCAGGTTCTGGGATAACTGTTAGTCCGTCGGCAGTTTCCGCATTTGTGCGGCAAAACATCACAAAGGCTGCGACAGCGACCACTTATACTTTTAGCCTTTTTGCAAAAGCCGGTGAATTTAATGCTGTTCGTCTTTTTGCAAGAGATGATGCGACATCGGCAAACAATGCTGCTGTAACTGCCTTATTGACTGACGGAACGGTTTTAACAGCAGCGGCTGCTGCTGGAACTTTTACCAATGCGAGCGTAGTCATTACAAATGTTGGCAATGGCTGGTATCGAGTCGCTTTGACTTTTACCACTTCAACTGAAACGGCTTTGCGTCTTATTTACGCCGTAGGCGATTCATCCTCAACGACTGGTGATGCAAGCAAGGGCATCTTTATCTGGGGCGCACAACTAGAAGTCGGTGCGTTCGCCACTTCCTACATCCCCACAACCACCACCGCGCTGACTCGCAACGCCGATGTCGCCAGCATGACGGGGACGAATTTCTCGTCGTGGTATTCGGCAAGTGAGGGGACGATGTTTGGAGAAGCATTTGTTCATACTGCGCCAAACAATGGAAATATCCCATGTATATTGAGTTTTGATGATGGGACTGCAAATAATCGTATTCAAATTTATCGCGCAAATAATAGCGGCAATCCACATCTGGGATTTGTAGTGGTTTCTGGAGGTTCAGTTTCAACTATTCGGACAACAGCCTCCACTCAAAGTCAACCCGGAAAAATTGCAGGCGCGTACAAAGTTGATGATTTTGCAGCGTCTGGAAATGGCAGCACTCCATCTACCGATACGACAGGAACCGTGCCGACGGTAACTCAAGCGCAAATTGGAAACGGTACTGGTTCAGGAATAGTTAATTTGAACGGCTGGATTGCCCGCCTTGCCTACTACCCAACCCGGCTGCCTAACGCTACGCTGGTTGCGTTAACGAGTTGACTATGAGCAAACCACGCTTAAATCTTGTTGGGCAGCGATTTGGCAAACTTTATGTGATTGCTAGAGTAGAACCGCCAGTTGGAAAAACTAGATTTGTATGTGATTGCGATTGCGGCAATAAAACTGTTGCAACTGGCATAGACATCAAATCTGGTAATACAACTTCGTGTGGATGCTTTAAGAAAGTTGTTGGCAAAACTTCTAATCTTAAGCACGGCGGGGCATCTGGAAAGTTTACTGGCGCGTATAAGGCGTGGCGGTCAATGAAGCAAAGATGCCTAGATAAAAACTGCAAAGCATATTCAGATTACGGCGCAAAAGGCGTTACTGTCTGCCAACAATGGATTGATTCGTTTGAATCTTTTTTGGCTGATATGGGCGAACGTCCTGATGGCTACAGTTTAGAGCGAATAAATGTTTTTGACGGGTATCATCCTGCAAACTGCAAATGGATACCGTTGGCCGAGCAAATTAAGAATCAGCGCAAAACTGTTCGTTACAACGTTAATGGAACAATTATGATTCAAGCAGACGCAGCGCGGCATCTTGGGATTAGCCCATCATCGTTGTTGGAGATGCGCCGAAAAGGGCGTTTGCCCAATGGCATAGGATTGCCAGCATGACCGATTACCATCTCCGCGCTAGTGACGCCACAGCCCTGATTTAGGAGCCACCATGTACACCGACTACTATCTGAAATTCACCGACGAAGCAGAAGCCCGCGCTGTGCTGTATCGCAAAGAGGGCGTGGTGGAAGCATCCGAAGGCGTGGAAGCGAGCGAAGGCTACGAGGTTCCCAACTTCCGCGCTATCGACCTAATCGGCACGATCTACAAGCCGACCGGCAATATGCTTCAGACCGAAGAGGGTGAAGTGGCAGAGATGGCTGCAATCCCCGGCTACCATGTCAACGTGCGCGTAGTGGGCGAAGATGCGTCGGCATTAGAGCCGTACCGAATTGTTCCTAATAATCCAGTGAGAGGTTGGGCGTGACATGGAATTGCAGGTTCTCTTTAACATCATTGTTGGCGTAGCTGGCATGTTTGGCGGCTGGATCTTAAACAACATCAGCCAATCTATTCGCACTCTGGACAAAGACGTTCGCAGCATGCCGCTGACCTACGTCACTCAGGTTCACTACCAACGCGACATTGATGACATCAAGAACATGCTGAGCAAGATCTTTGACAAGCTAGACGAGAAGGCGGACAAGTAATGGAAATGGGGGTTATCGAAATCCTCATTAAGGCGTGGCCGATATTGCTGGCCATCATTACGCTCATCATTGTTCTGGCAAAGCTGGATCTTCGTGTTGCGGTGCTGGAAGAAAAGATGAAGACCCTGTTTGACTTGTTTAACAAGAAGGCGGACAAATGAATATGGAAGCCAAACTTCGCGGTGCTATTAAATCCCGCATGATGTGGGTCAATGCGCTGCTGGCGGTGCTGGGCGGTTTGGAGCTACTTGGCTCCCACTTGACTGCTCTGTACGGCACCGAGGTGGCTGCGGCCATTCTGCTTGTTGGCGGTGTGACCAACATGGTGCTTCGGTCTATTACCACTTCGGCTCTTGAAGACAAATGATCCAAGCGCTGATCCCCACTATCGCGCCGATTCTGGGCAAGGTTGTTAGCAATCTGTTTCCCGATCCGGAGCAGAAAGCCAAGGCCGAAGCCGAGATGATGAAGGCGTTGCTCGCGCATCAAGCCGAGATAGAGGGGGCAGCGGCTAAGATCATTCAAACCGAAGCAGCGTCGCAGCACTGGCTGGCGGCTAACTGGCGACCGCTTACCATGTTGGTTTTTGTGTGCCTAATCGTCGCCCGCTGGTTTGGGTGGGCAGCGCCGAACCTGTCCGAAGCTGAGTACGTCAAGCTCTGGAGCATCGTCGAGTTTGGACTAGGCGGCTATGTAGTGGGTCGCAGCGTGGAGAAGATCGCGCCGTCTATTGCTGACGCCATGAGGAAGCGGTAATGGATTGGAAGTTCTATCCCAACTTTAAAGCCGATGAGTTTAACTGCTCTCACTGCGGCGACAACAAAATGACGCCCGAGTTCATGGGTAAGCTTCAGGCTCTGCGTACTGCCTATGGAAAGCCCATGCGCGTGACCTCGGGCTACCGCTGCCCCAAGCATCCGATAGAGGCTAAGAAGGCGGCTCCAGGTGCGCATGCTTCTGGGTGTGCCTGCGACATCGGGGTGGAGGGGGCGGACGCCCACAGGCTGCTAAAGCTTGCCATGGAGATGGGCTTTACCGGCATCGGTGTCCAGCAGAAAGGAGCGGGGCGGTTTATCCATTTAGACACGTTGACCACGGGAGTTAGACCTACCGTTTGGTCTTATTAAACATATCAGGTTGGGGGATGAATGCCGTTAACCAAGCCAAAATTTCAACCTGGTGTTAACAAGGAAGGCACCGAGTACACCGCTGATGGCGGTTGGTTTGATTCCGACAAGGTTCGTTTTCGGCAGGGCAGGCCAGAAAAGATTGGCGGCTGGCAGAAATACATTAGCTCCTCTTTCTTGGGGACTTGCCGATCAATCTATGACTGGGCTACTAACCTCTTCTCGACATACCTGAGCTTTGGTACCAACCTGAAGTTTTATGTCAACGAAGGTACGTCCATCTATGACATCACGCCCATTCGGAAGACCGTTAATCCGATGGCGAATGACCCCTTCACCAGTGGGGCAGCAGGCTCGGTAGAGGTCACGGTAGCAGATACAGGTCATGGTGCTGTCGTTAATGACTTCGTGACCTTTAGCGGGGCCACTACATTCGATGGCATCCCTGCAGCCGATCTAAATAAAGAGCATCAGATCACGCAGATCATTGACGCCAATAGCTACAAGATTGTTGTAGCTACACCTTGCACGACGGGTGGAATTTCTGGTGGCGGTGCTGCGGTAATAGCTGCCTATCAAATCAACGTCGGATTAGATGTGTATGTTCCAAGCACCGGCTGGGGTATTGGCCCTTGGGGTTCTGGGTCTTGGGGTCTTGGATCTGCCATTACTGCCTCCAGTCAGTTACGCCTTTGGTCGCAAGACAACTACGGAAATGATCTGGTATTTAATGTTCGATTAGGCGGTGTCTACTACTGGGATCAAAGTGCTGGTGTCACCACTAGAGCTATCGCTTTGTCGGCAGTGAGTGGTGCATCTGATGCACCTGTTATTGCCACCAAGATCATGGTAAGTGAAAACGCCGCTCAGGTATTGGCATTTGGTTGCAACCCCATTGGGTCTACCAGCATTGACCCTTTGCTGGTCAGATGGTCTAAGTCAGACAGCCCAATTGACTGGACTCCGACGTCCACCAATGACGCTGGCGGGCAGCTGCTCAGTTCCGGCTCGTTTATTGTGACGGCGCAAAAGACCAAGCAGGAGGTGCTGATCTTTACCGATGCTGGCCTGTACAGCATGCGATATGTCGGATCGCCCTTTGTGTATTCGTTCTCGCTGGTGTCGGATTACCATGGCTGCCTATCTCCGAACTGCGTGGCAGATGCTGACGGCCTTGTGTTCTTTATGGACGAAGGTAACTTCTATGTTTACAACGGCGCAGTGCAGACATTGGATTGCACTGTATTGGACTATGTATTCTCCGATCTTAATTTAGGCCAGGCATATAAGATCTTTGCTGGCACCAACACCAAGTTCTCGGAAGTGACTTGGTACTATCCATCTAGCAATTCGCAAGAGATCAATCGGTACGTCACCTACAACTACAAAGAGCAGATCTGGTACATCGGCACCATGGAACGCACTGCGTACTATGAGTCTGCCCTAAAGAACTTCCCGATAGCCGCTGGCAAGGCCAACGGTTACAACTATCTATACCAGCACGAGGTCGGCTACGACGCTGACGGCAGCCCTTTGACTGCCTACATTGAGTCGGGCAGTCTTGAGCTAGACCCGGGTCAGAAATTCATGTTTATGTCTAGGGTCATCCCCGACTTTAAGTTCAAAGGAAGCACCAGTTCGAATATGATTAGCCTTGTCATTAAGGGCAAGGATTACCCATTGCAGAACCTGAATGTCAAATCAACCTCGACAGTGGGTTCATCCACCGATCAGGTATTTGTCCGAAACCGGATGCGACAGGCAGCGGTTCGGGTGGAAAGCACTGGGCTTGGCTATGGCTGGCGATTAGGTGACCTTCGCTTCGACCTTCGCACGGACGGGCAGCGCTAATGGCTGGCAGAATCCCACTCACCCTACCCATAGCTGCCCCTGCCTATGACAAGTTCAACGAGGCATTGACTCGCCGCACCTTGGAGCTGGAGATTCAGGAGCTTCGCTCTGAGGTACTACGAGCCAAAACGCAGGGCGATAGCGTGGGCAGTCTTGCCATGAAACGCTTTCAGTTCATGCCCCTGTATCCATCCCAAAAAACGACCAACAATGTCGGGGAATGGCTGGGTGGCTGGGGAGGGTGCTGCTAATGTCCTTCCAGAACATCACTGGGCTGAAGCTGGGGCAGGCCGCCATCACAACTAGCTACACCACGCTCTATACCGTCCCTACAGGCACTCGCGCCTATGTCAAGGGCATGGATATCTGTAACACCACAGGCTCCTCTATTGGCCTCTACGTGTCTTTTGTGCCATCTGCTGGATCGGCAGGGGCTAGCAACGCGGTGTTCTATAATGCCGCCATTCCTGCTTACACCACGGTTCAGTGGTGCGGAACGCAGATCCTCAATGCCGGTGACACCATCCAAGTGAAGGCATCAGCCACCGGCTGCACCATCACCGCTAGCGGTGGAGAAGCGCTGTGATCTCGGTATACCCGGCTGGTGTACAGGATGTTGCCCTCGGTGGCACCAACCTCGATGCCTTCGGAAGGCTTCGGGTGTCGAATCCGTTTACCCTGTTTGATAGTCAGAACCGATATGGCAAAGACCCTCAGTTTGATGAGTCCCTGACGGGTTCTGCCACCAGCACCTACTTGGCCAATGAGTCGTCGGTAGAGCTTGCGGTTACCACCGCATCTGGAGATAAGGTAGTTAGGCAGTCAATGCGGGTGTTTCCGTATCAGCCGGGCAAGAGCTTGCTGGTTCTTGCCACCTTCACCATGGCAGCTGGAGAGGAAAACCTTCAGCAGCGAGTTGGTTATTTCAATACTAACAATGGTGTGTTCTTTCAGCAGAAGGACGATGTGCTGTCTTTTGTTGTGAGAACCTACACGGGCGGATCTGCCAGTGATGCCCGCACTGTCAATCAGGCTGACTGGAATGGAGACAAGTTAGATGGAACCGGTTCCAGCGGTATTACGCTGGATGAGACCAAGACTCAAATCTTGTTTTTGGACTTTGAGTGGTTGGGTGTGGGGTCTGTGCGCTGTGGGTTCATCATTGACGGGCAGTTCATTGTTGCTCATACATTCAACAATGCAAACTCGCAGACTGCCGTTTATATGCAGACCGCTATCCTGCCGGTTCGCTATGAGATAGAGGCAACTGGAGCGTTATCCACTTCTGCATCGATGAAGCAGATCTGCTCGTCGGTTGTTTCTGAAGGTGGTTACAGTCAGATATCGGCTGAAAGTATTGCCAGACGAACCGCCGCACTGGGTTCTATTAGCACAACCTTTTTGCCATTGGTTTCGATTCGCCTTGCATCAGATTCACTTGGCGCAGTGGTGATTCCATCGAACGTCAAGGTTCTCCCAACCAGCACTGCCGACTACGAGATTGTGTTGGTAAAGAATGCAACCTTGACTGGCGCCTCTTATGACACATCCACGTTCGCGCATGTGGATTACGACGTTACCGCTACGGCAATGACGGGTGGCACGATCGTACAGTTGTCTTATGCAACAGCAACCAACCAAGCGGCTGGTCAAGCCACGCCAGAAATTGGCTACAACTTTCACTTGCAGTTAGGCGTGACCTTGGGTGGGGTCAGCGATGTCTACACCATCGGTATTCGCACCTTCAGTGGCACAGGCAGTGCTGTTGGATCTCTGGCCTTCTACGACCTGACAACCTAAAGAGGAATCATGGCTGATTCAATCAAAGTACTAGGTCAGGTTTCTCCAGCAGCCACTACGCTGACTGATTTGTATGTTGTACCTGCCCAAGCGCAGACCACGGTCAGCAGCATCACGGTCTGCAACACCGGGTCTTCTGCAGTCACGATCCGCATTTCAGTGGCAGTGGCAAACGCTGCCGACAACGTGAAGCAGTACATCTACTACGACTATGTGATCGGGGCGAAAGACACCCTGCTCATTGTTATTGGGATGACCCTGAATGAAACCGATAGGGTCAAGGTTTATGCCAGCGCCACCAATGTTGCATTCAACATCTTTGGCGTAGAGACAGCGAGAGAGTAAACAATGCCAAACCAGAACATGCAGGGGCTTGCAGCGATATTGGCTGAGCAGGGTCGCAATGGCGACACCATGCTGATGCATGTCGCTCCGAGCGAAGTGGAGTACCTTGCTGGCTTTGGTGGCATCACCGAGAACCCGATGACGGGTTTGCCGGAGGCATTTAAGTTTAAGGATCTGCTGCCGTTTGTGGGTTCCGCCTTTCTCGGCCCTGCGTTCAAGGCAGTGGGATTCTCTCCGGGTGTGTCGAACTTTCTAGCCACCACTGCCTCGACTATGTTAGGCGGAGGTAGCCTTGAGAAAGGCATCATGTCTGGCTTGGTGTCATCCTCGATTGGTCGGCTTGGTAGGAACTTGGCGGATCTTGGCCCTAATGCCGCTGTAGATGCGGCAACAGGTCAGCCTATTGCAGACACTGGTTACAAGTTCGGCATCTTCAAAAAGCCAGAGACCGGCACATTCGGATCTCGCTATTCACAAGCGTTCCAGTCGCCGGAGTTTAATCCGGTTCAAATGGTGAAGGCTGCTGGCGAAGCGGGCTTGGATAACCTGCTTGAGCAAATCCAAAAACCCAGCGTCATGATTCCATTTACTGTCGGTGCTGGTGAACTTGGCCGAATCAAGGCCGAGGAAGATTACGCAAGGCAGTATCAAAACTTCCTTGAGGATCAAGCGGAGCGTCGCCGCAGAATCCGCGAACGTACCCCACAGATTTTACCGCCATCGAGTCCGTACTATCGTTCACCTGGCATGGCGCAGGGTGGGGCGGTACAGCGGAAGTTCGATGGCTATTCTTTTGACCTGAGTTTCCTTGACAACATGGGCAGCATGGATTTCCCGCAGCTGCAGGATTTCATGGCATCTCAGGCTGGGCAACAATATGCAGAGCCTAGCCCTGTCTCGATGGGCGTGATTGGTCAAGAACCAATTTATATGCCGGAACTTGTACAAGAAGTTGCGCAAGTGGATAACCGGGAGGCTGAGTTGGCTGCGGCAAGAGAGGCAGAGATGGCTGCCGCCCGGGAAGCCGAGTTGATTCGTCAGCGAGAACAAGCTGCTGCCGAGGCAGAGGCTGCTCGTGTTGCTGCTATGCAGCGTGAAGCGGAGATGCAAAGAGCCGCTGCTGAAGCGGCTGCTGCTGAGCGTGAACGTCAGCGCATGGAGGCAGACCTTGCTCGCAGGGCGGAGGAAGCTGCGCAGAGGGAAGCCGCTGCCCGCACTAGGGCGGCAGAGGAAGCTGCTCGCAGAGAGGCTGAGCGTATTGCTGCGGAACAGGCTCGCCTTCAGGCGGAGCGTCAAGCTGAAATGCAACGACAGCAGCAACTAGAAGCACAGCGTCAGGCAGAGCTGGCTCGCGCTGCTCAGCTAGCAGAGGAGGCTCGGCAGGCAGAGATTGCTCGTCAGCAGGAAGTGGCTAGACAGCAGGAAGCAGCCAGACTTGCCGCTGAGCAGGAAGCATCTAGGCAGGCTGAGTTTGCTAGGCAGCAAGAAGCCATGCGCGTTGAAGCGGAACGTCAACGCCAAATGGAAGAGGCTCGCCAAGCAGAGGTTATGCGTCAAGCAGAGCTTCAGCGACAAGCCGAAGCTGCCCGTCAAGCAGAACTGGTTGAGATTCAGCGAAGAGCGGATCTTCAACGACAAGCTGAAATGGAAGTGGCTAGGCAGCAAGAGGCTGCCAGAATTGCTGCTGAAGAAGAGGCGGCTCGTGCCGCACAGCCCACTGGCATTTTGACTGCCTTGCCGGAGCCTGAGCCATCACCTCCAACTGCGCTTAGCGAGCCTGCAGTTACGCAGTCTCAGCTTGAGAGGGACATTCTAAATAGAACTGGCCCGGGGTCACCGGAGGGCGAATTAGCCCCGTTGTTTGATGAAGCCCCTGTTGGCCCGGCTCCACTTACTGATATCCCGGGATTCACGCCAGCTCCAGAAGGCCCATCTGGGCCGGGCAGTCTGCGTAGCCAAGAGATTCCGACTCCACCTCCCACGATTGTCGCCCCTACTTCAGCGCCAGCTCCAATTATTACTGATGAGGAAATCATCAATAGTTTGTTTGCACCGGGTGCAGATGTGCCGCAAAGCACGGGCATCAATGAGGATGCGCTTTACAACCTTGGTGCTTTGTTGAGTCAACCGAAAGTTGGTGGCGCAGCGGATGTGTCTCGCAACTTTGCAGTTGGCCCAATTTCGGTTGATCCGAATGTGGCTGGTACGGCGTTAAGCGGAGAGGCATTTGGTGTGGCGCCGCCGCAGCCGACTCCGCCTCCGCCTGCAACAGCGCAGGATCTCGGCATGAGCCAAGAGGAGTTGGATGCTATTGCTGCTAACTTCAAACCACTGTATTCGGATGTAGACACCAAGCAGATGGAGCAAGATTTCCTTGCCACCCTGCCGCCGGAGGAGAAGAAAGCTGTTGAGCAGATGAACGACTACAGTCAGTTCCTGCAAAGCAGATTCAATCAGATCCGAGAAGCACTGGCAGCCAAGGACTTCGAGAAAGCCTTTGACCTTGCCATCTCCGGTGACAAGCAGTACATCAAGGAATACAACCCGGGTGAGATGACGCAAGGCATCTTTACTGCCAACTTGATGCGTACATCTGACATCTCCCAGATGACTGGGCCGATGACAGAAGAAGATATTCGCGCCTATTACGAGGCGATGCCGGTTAATGAAGTGATCCCGCTTCTGTACCCGGGTGCGAAGGTGGGCGATTACATCTACACCTTGGACAAGAACAAGGCGATGCAGCAAGACATCGCTAACCTGAGAGCATCTGGTGGCACTGGGTTCCCGAGTGCGGCCAATCAGGTTGGCATGAAGTCAACCAAGCAGAACCTCACTATCCCGCTGATTGCGGCAGCACTGGCTTTCGCCGGTGTGCCGTTTGCACTGGGCGATGCGATCGCTTCTAGCTCTATTGGCGCAAAGCTTGGCCTTGCTGGTCTTGGTAAAGCCGGAACGACTGCGCTTGGTTCGGCCATCATTGGCGCATCTGGCTCTGCCCTTCAGGGTGGTAGCTTTGAGGATGCACTGAAGGCTGGATTGATGGCTGCTGGCTTTAGCTTCATAGCTGAAACGGCGCTTGGCGAGATCAAAGAAGCCTACAACAACTGGGCATTCGACAATCTGCCTGCCGGTGAGCAAGTAGCCAATACTTTGGTCACCGTTGCTGATCCTAGCAACGTGATTGTGACGGCAGTAAATCAAGCCAACAACATTGCCCAGTCTGTTACCCAGACTGCTGCGCAACTTGCGGCTCAGCAGGTCTCTCAGCCTGAAGTCAAGGTCGAGACGACTCGCGATGTGACTCAACCCAGTGTTCCTGCGCCAGTTGCTCCTCCGCCTGCCCCGCCGGTTCAAACGCCGCTGGATCAAGTTACTGTCACGACGCAGCAGCAGCAGCCTCAGCAGCCGAACGTGCCTGTCGTGGTAGCGCCGCCTGCGCCTCCCGCTCCACCACCTCCTCCGGTCATCGAGACGCCGTTGGATCAAGTGACGGTGACAACGCAGCAGCCGACCACGCAGCAGCCAAATGTTCCTGTTGTGGTTCCGCCTCCAGCGCCACCAGTTCGTGTTGAGCCGCCATTGGATCAGGTGACCGTAACGACTAGCCCAACCACTCAAGATAGGGTGAATGTGCCGGTTGTTGTGCCGCCGCCTGCGCCTCCACCTGTTGTCCAGACACCGCTGGATCAGGTCACTGTCACAACCAGACCTGTAACTGATGACAGGCTTAATGTGCCGACTCCGGTTCAGCCACCGCCGACTCCGATCGAGTTGACTGCCCCCGTTGAAGAGATCGTGGTAAGCACAACAAAGCCACCCAAAGATGAACTCAATATCCCCGACCTGACGATCCCGCTAACAACACCTGTGACGCCACCGGTGGAGCCGGTTATCAATACGCCAGATCTTTTGGATAAGCTGAAAGATAAAACCAAAGATGTCCTTGAGGACGTTGCTGTATCCCAGCTTATCAGTGCTTTAATTCCAAAGCCTAAAGCGCCAACTACATCTCAAACAACCACTAGACCGCCAACCACTCAGTACACAATACCCGAGGGTTTTGAAAGACGCTATGTGGCGGCACCGGGGGATTACAGGCATGGATTCTTGCCAGAATTCCTGTTCTTCGAAAACCTCAATCCACCCGCTGTTGAGGTGGGATCTCCATCCACAACGCCAACTGATCCAACAAGACCAGACAGGCCAGATACTATCGACGAAAGAATCGAACCCAAAGCCGCAGGCGGGAAGATCAAGTCCTATTCCCCTCGTGGATATTTGGATCTGATCCAAGGCTACAGCGAGGGCGGTGAGATCGAGGATGAGGAGAGCATTGAAGAGGAAGTGGCTGAGTACTCGGAAGCCCCGATGACGGACGGCAGTCGAGGACTCATCCAACTTGCTCAGGCAGCAATTCTTGGTCAACTGCCAGAAGAACAAACCGATGACGTCATTCAGAAGTTCATCGATCTGCATGGCAATAAGGCATTCCGAGAACTTCGCGAGAAGACGCTGGAGTCCGTTGCGAATGGCAGCCGCAAGGAAGGTATGATCGAAGGTCATACTGGCGGTATGGACGATATGGTTGAAGGCGTGATCGGGAGTTCAGAGCGAGTGGCAGTGTCGCCGGGTGAGTTCATCATCCCCGCTGATGTGGTCAGCATGTTGGGTGATGGCAACAGTGACTCCGGCAGAACCAAGCTCGAACAGATGATGTCTCGCGTTAGGAAAGATAAGACGGGTTCAACCAAGCAGGCGAAACCCATCAACTCAGCCAAAGTTTTACCTGCTTAAGAGGATAGGTCATGGCAGAAACAGCACCCACCAGTACCACGGTTTACCAACAGGCACTGCCTGAGTACGCCGCCCCTTACTTCGAGCGTCTCCTGCAACGTGCAGAGACGGAAAGTCTGCAGGGGTATCAGCCGTACACAGGCGCAAGGCTCGCCGACTTCACTGCCGGAGAATTGGCAGCTCAGACCGGCATTGCCGGGCTTACAGCTCCCGCTCAGATTGCGGCAGCCACTGGTGTGGCGACGAGGGCAGCGGCAAGTCCAGCGGGTGTCCCGACTGCCTTTGATTACGCCAAGGGTTATCAGCCAGGAGCCTTTGCAGCGGCGTACACGCCGACCGATATCACCTCTGGCTACACCGCTGGAGTCGGCCCTGCGGCTTATGAGGCTGGAATATTGGGCGGCATGGGGCCATTCACCGCCGATGTTGCCGCTCGCTACATGACGCCCTACCAAGAGGCAGTCACTAGCGCAGCGGTACGAGAGCTGGAGAAGGGTGCTGAGCGAGCCAGAACCGGCATTGGTCAGGCGGCAGCACAGGCGGGTGGTCGCGGCGGATATCGAGAGGCTTTGGAGCGATCCGAGTTACAACGTAACATCCTTGAGCAGATTGGCGACGTCACTGCCAAGGGCCGAGCCGCTGCCTATGAATCTGCCATGCAGCAATATGAGCGAGATCGTCAGGCTCAGTTGGCAGGTTTCCAGACCCAAGAGGCTGCGAGACAGGCGGCAGCAGCCAGTGGCTTGGCTGGCTTTCAAGCACAGGAAGCAGCGCGTCAGGCTCAAACTCAGTTTGGCATGACCGCTCAGCAGGCTAGCCAGCAGCAGCGTCAGGCAGCGGCAGAGTTGGCCGCTCGTCAGGAAGCGGCTCGCGAGGCTGCCCGTCAGCAGCAGACGCAGTTTGGTTTGGCCGGATTGCAACAAGATCTGGCCGGACGCCAGCAGCAGTTGGCAGCCGCTCAGACCTTAGGTCAGCTGGGTCAGACCCAGCAGGCTTTGGATCTGGAGCGATTAGCCCAGCAGGAGTCGGTGGGTCAGCGGAAGCGAGCATTGGACCAAGCCTCGCTCGATGTCGGCTATCAGGACTTCCTGAACCAGATGGGCTACACCCAAGGTCAGCTTGGGTTCTATTCCAACATCCTGCGCGGTGTTCCGGTGCAGCCGCAACAGACCGTCTCTACATTCCAACAGCAGCCCAGCCTGTTCCAGTCTGTACTGGGAGCCGGTATCGGCGGACTCGGACTTTACAATGCCTTGCGAGGGGGCTAATCCATGAGCCTTATTGACCAGCAAAAAGATCTGGAGAACTTCAGCGATCAAGCCCTCCTGCAAGAAGCCATGCAGCCGAGGCGGGGATACCCCCCGTTCTTGGTTGCCGCCGAGATTCAGCGCAGGCAGCAGGATCGCAGTCGGGTACAGCAGCAGACCATGGCAGCCCAACCAGAGGCTCCTCCGGTGGCCATGCAGCAGGCTGCTCAGTTTGCCAGCCAGATGGCTCCTATGGCGCAACCAGAGCCTGTTATGGGCGGTATGCCGCCAGAAGCAGGTATGGGCATGGCCGGTTCCATGGCCGGTTCTATGCCCTCTCCTGAGCCTGTAGGGATTATGGGTGCCGCCCCCGTGCAGGCCATGGCAGGCGGCGGGGAAGTGAAGCGGATGCAGGCGGGCATGAATGTGCCGGGTCAGCCGCTGAGTAACCTGATTCGTCGAGGGCTTTCAGCCCTTAGCCCACGTCGCTCTGGCACCAGCCTGATGCGCGAGATCGCTCGGGTTGAAGCCGCTGGCGGTGATGCCTCTGCGCTTAAGGCTGAGCTTGCAAGGGTGCAGCGTGGTATTGCGCCAGAAGTTGGCGCTGCTCCAGTGGCTACACCGTCCTCTGCCCCCGGTATCGCGTCAGTGGCTGCGCCGAGCCAGATAGACATGGCGAGTGTGCTAAACGCACCGCAGGGTTCATATCTGCGTGGCGTCCCCGTTGGCGGAGCAACCGCGACCACAGAGAGGGTGGCCGCTCCCTCTGCCAAACCCGCAGCGGTCACGCCTCGCGCTGCCCCTGCCGGCATCGAGCAGCTGCAGGAAGTGGCGGTGACGGGCAAGCGTACCGATCCCTACTACCTCGAAGCCGCTGGCGAGATGTACAAGTTCGCTCCGAGTCGCGAGGATTTCGAGCGTCGAAGCCGTGCCGAGACTCTGGTCGGACTGGGCGAGATCATTGGTGGCGCCACACAGCGCGGTGATATCGCCAAGGGATTGGCTGCCCTGACCCGTCAGCGTTTGGCTGGTGAGCGTGAGATGCAGCGAGAGGAGCGGGACTTCCGCATGGCGATGATGGGGCTTCGTGGTCAGGAGCGAGCAGAGACTCGCGCCGAGGCTCGTGAGACAGCCGCCATTGCTCGCGATGAGGCTCGCTTCAAAGCGGAAATGGATTACAAACTTCGGGATCTCGATATGCGTCGGGCAGCCCTTAGGGAAGAAACCGCTGCTCGCATACGGGCAGCAAACAATGATGCAGAGCGTTTAGCGATTCAGCAGAGAGCGGCTGATGTTGAAGAGCAGTTGCTGGCAGCGCGTGAGGATCTCCTTAAGGCGCAGGCTGAATACTATCGCGGCAAGGGCGTCAGCACGCTACCATTCGGTGGTCAGAACCAGTTCGCCACAGCACAGGATATCTCTGCTGCCCTCGGACAATAATTGCGGGAGTTTTTGAATGGCAGTTACGCCGACCCCGAAGAAGCGACTTCTTCTTCCGGACAATTCCTTTTTGGAGTTGCCGGATGTAGTCACTGAGGAAGATAAGTACCGCATCTCACTGGATCTCGCTCAGAGATTCCCAGATGAATATGGTTCACTGCTAGATCCATACCAGACATTTGCTGGCGGAGCAGCAGAGTTCTTCAAGGGTATCCCACGAGGCTTCGCCAGTTCACTGGTAGGCGCAGCACAAGGTGCTGTGGGCTTGGTAACGCCGGGGGTAGATACCGAGTTCGAATCTAATCTTGCCGCTGCGCAAAAATACCTTGAAGACGAAAGTGTGTTGGCTCCCGAGGAGCCGTACAAAGACTTCTTCGCCACCAAGTTAGGTGCAGGTCTTGGCTCTGTTGCCACCTACGCAATGCCGGGTGGTATCGCTAAAGCCCTTGGCGCCTCCGCCACTGGAGTGGCTGCGCGATCGGCTGGTCTTGGCATGGCAGTCACTGGTGGTGCTGGTGAGCAAGCACAGCGCATTCAGCAAGAGCGAGAACTCGGGAACGACATCACGACAGGCAGTGAAGCTGCTGCTCTCTTAGGTGGCGCAGGTGTCGGCGCCACCGAGATGATCCCGATCAATCGGTTATTTAGCAAGGTCACGCCAGAGACAGGCAGTGCGTTGCTGAATATCTTCTCGCGCATGGATAAGCGCAGCCCTCTGGCTGGCAGTGTATCGGACGACATCATCCGCCTCACCAAGGGTGCTGCCTCACAAGGCTTTGCAGAAGGTCTGCAGGAAGGCTTGGCTGGCATGGCGCAGAACGTCGTCAGCAATGTGGCCTATGACGCTGACATCGAGGTTGGCGACTCCTTCCTCGATGACCTGATGGTGGGTGGCGGTGTCGGTGCGATCGCTGATGTGATCGTGGATGCCATGGGCGGTCGCCGTACCGTTGCCAATAAGATATACCGCGACAAGGAAGAGCAGCTTCGCAAGCAACGCATTGAGCGTTACAACGCCGAGCAAGCAGAAGAATTGCGTAAGCAGCGCATGGACGAGATGGTTAAGCGTGGTCAGCCGCCAGAAGGTGTGCTGATGCTGCCGCCTCCTGCTGCCACACCCTCTGCCACGCCCACTATTGATGGCGTTTACACTGTATCGCCAGCTGGCAATCCTGATCGCTTCACTAGAGCGACGGTGTTCACATCGCCTGATGGTAGGGGCGGTCTTTCCACGATGGTGTACAGCCCCGAGAGCGAGGGCTACTTCGATATCACCGAAGAACTGCAGCGTGGCCGCAGCGTAGAAGATGCGGTGGCGATGGCAGTGGCTGGTGACTTTGGGTTCACCCGAGATCTGCCTGCATTGGGATCTGCTGCAATCAAGCAGAGCTTTAGTGTTGCCAAGGATGCCACCATCCCGAGCATCGATCCGAATCGAATTCAGGCTGAACTGGAAGGCGGTCGGTTCTCTGCTCCCAACGAAGACTCGTTCATCAAAGTACAGCCTCTGCCGAATGGTAGCTTCGGGCTAGTTGATGTCACTACAGGGATGCCTGTTGACGGTGGGATGTACTCCACGGTCAACGATGCTTTTGCCAGCTTGCGGCAAATCAATGACCAGAACGCTGCAATCTCTGCAGCGAATGTCCTGAACTACACCGGCCTTATTAAAAACAATCCGGCTTACCGACTCGCTGCATCGTTGCGTTCGCCCAAGAACCGCTTGATCCAGAAGTCGGTGGTGGCTGCGTATCTGCCTAAGGATAAGCGCAAAGATCTCAAGGATTTCTATTCGCCTGAAGAAGCCAAGAAGCTGCTTGGGCCGAAAGACTTCGACGAGATGATGCAGGGCTTTGGTCAGATCACAGAGACCAATGATCTTCTGCGTAAGTACGTGGCTGATCCTGTTGGTATCAACCCCAACAAGCGAACCATTACATCCTCTGCCCTGACTAAACTCGGCAAGGATAAGAACCTCAAGATCGACATCAAGGACAAGGCGTTCAAGGATTACGCCAAGTACTGGACGGGTGCTGAGAACTGGGCAGATATGTCCAATGGTCAGCGCCTGTACCTGATGACCCGCATTGCCAACAACCCGGCGATGCCAGAGATGATCAAGTTCCCGAATCTGTTTCAGCGGCAGTACAGAAGGCCGCAGTTTGAAGCAGTGCTGGGCAAGCTCGGTCAGGCACAGAAGGATGGCAAGACAGCGGCCATCTCTGTTTCGGATATCCAAAAGGAAACGGGATTATCTGCCCCTGCCGCCAAGCAGATGTTTAGCGACCTGATATTCAGTGGTCGCGTCAAGCCTGTTGCTCCCGGCAAGATCCAGCTGATCCGCTCTGAGCAGGACTATCAGGCAGATAAAACTGCCAAGGCTGACGGCCTTATCCAGAACGAGACGGTCGAGCAGACTGCCTCTCGTCTGCGTGGCGCTGGATTCACTGACGAATCTGTCAAGCAAGTTGAGAAGCAAGTACAGCAGCAAACCGTTGAGCCGAAGTCCCCGACACCGGCTGTCAAGGCTGAGATCGATGCTCGCGAAACGGCTGCTGTCGCACAAGGCGCTAACCCGCAGAAGGAACGCACCGCCTCTAACTTCGACAAGATCATCGCTGATGCGCTTAACCGCTACGGCATTGCCAAGTTCGTCAAGCATCAGCTTGAGACCGACGCTGCCAAGACTCGCAAGCTGCCTAATGGACAGATTGTGATGCGGGTGGGCTACTTCTCACCGCTGAAGAAGATGATCACCGTGAATGTGGGTGATCAGATTAATGACCCCAACATCTCCATCGAGGAGATTGTGCGTCGCATCAGCGGCACGGTTGACCATGAGGTTATTCACGCCATGCGTGAAGCCGATATGTTCACCGAGAAGGAGTGGAACACGCTCTCCAACTTCGTCAGGACTGCCAAAATCGACAAGGCATTCCTTGATCAGGCTGGTGACAAGAGCCTTATGGCTGTTGGCGGCAAGGGCAAACAGATCACCACGATGCTCGATGAGGTTCGCATCCGCTATGCGGGTAAGAATCTCAATGAGATGCAACTGGTTGAGGAGGCAGTGGCTGAGAGCTTCCGCCTGTGGAGACAGCATGGTGGTAAGTTTGCCGCTGGTAAACCCGCCTCGCTCTTCCAGCGTATCCTCAACTTCATCACCTCCTTTGCCACAGCATGGAAAGGATCAGGCGCTACCTCGGCAGATCAGATCTTCTCTGCGATTTCCGATGGTGAGATCGGACAACGCACACCGGGACTCTCGGTATTCAACCCAAGTGCAGATGCCACTATCCGCACCCTCAACTTCGCTGATCAGGAACTCTCTAAGGTCAAGAAGACTATCCGCAAGGGTGATGTCGCTCGTGGCCCTGTTAAGTTTAATCCGGAGTCGTTTGATAAGTCTGCCGACAAAGCCGGCGAGGAACTGGCGGGTTACTTCATAGACGCTCGCGGTGTTGCTGGCCTTAAAAAAGAACGCATCAACTCCCTGCTCAATGAATATGGTTATACCTACCCGATATCTAAGGCGAAGGCATATCTCACTTACCTCACGCCAGATCAATTCATCAATGCGACCACTCCAGAGTCTTATAGAAAATACATCAAGCAGGAATCAAGACCGCTAAATGCTCAGGAGCTTGCCGAACAGCGGCAGCCTATCTTCTTAAAGATGAGAAGGACGCCGTTTAATCCTGATGGCACGCCAGAGATAAGCAAGCCCAATTCAAAGACATTGGTTGGATCGGTCGTATGGGAGATCAGCGGACACGAGGGTCGCCACAGAATGCAGGCTCTTAAAGATGCAGGCATCAAGGAAGTCCCAGTTGTTATTCAGTTGAGCGAGGATGGCAGAGACTTTAGATCAAAGCCAGATAACGCCATTGATATAACAAGCAACACCGTTTTCATCCAAGGTCAAGACTTTTCTTCTGCTACAGAGACAAGCAGAGGGGATGACTTTTTAATCTCCAATGTGATGACCCCGATCAGCTACTCCAATGCAAAGGCTCTTGAGCAGAGGTTTGTAAACTCAGAACTCGATGTCAGCTTTATGGAGATGCCACTCTCTGAGGCCGACAACAAGCGAGTCGATGACTACCTAGAGTCCCATGTCGGCAACACACCAAAAGGTTACATCCCGAAGGTGAATCCGAATGCGCCTAGGGCTGCCATTGCTGCCGCGGTTAAGTTCGAGCAGGATGGCAAGGAAGAACCGTTCCCGGATGTGGGACGGCAGTTCATGCTCAATGAGATTGCTGAAGAGCCGATTGAGAATGACGTCATTGCGGATTATGTCCGTCGCTATGGCAAGATCAAGCCGGAGGAGATGACGTTCGGCCAGAAGGCGATCTTCATCCTAGAGAGTTGGAAGGAAGGCGGATTCAAGTCCGCCTTCGATGACTTCTCCCGCGTATTCCGCAAGGCAGTGATCGATCGATACAACGAATTCCGTCGTCAGGAAGCCGAACTCATCGGCACTGAGAACGAAGGGATGCTGTTGGCCGAGACTTCCGCCAGTGCTGCCTTGGGTCAGCTTGATCGCGCTAGGGGTTGGCTGGCATCTGCCTTCAACTACGGCGGTGTCAAGTGGGTCAGGGGTGCAAACATCGTCACTGCCGATCCGAGTGCGTTTGAGAATGACAAGCTCGCTGGTTACATCGATGTCGATGAATCCACGCCGGGCTTACTCAACATCCTAGGCCCACTGGTCAACGGCTCTGTACCTAACGGTATGGGGCAGTTCAAGACCTACTCCACCCTGAAGCGCGTACAAGGCTTTAGGAACCGCGCTAAGCAGGCTCAGTTCGAGCTGAGCAACATGCCGAAGGAGACGCAGGACGCTGCCACAGAAGCCCGTCGTGCCGCCCTGCGGGACATCATCATGGCTGCCAACAATGTGCGTCTGGTGGACAACCCATCTGATGCGCAGATCAGTCAGTTGATCGAGGAGATCGACACCAACTTCCCGCAAGTCACCGAAGCGTACAACGGATATCAGAACTGGAACAAAACGCTGATCCAGTTTGGACGTGACACCGGCATCCTGACAGAGGAGCTGGCCGAGCGTTGGAAGCAGTGGGGCGACTACTTCCCGTTCTATCAAGAAATGGAAGAGGCCGTCATGCGGGATCAGGGATTCCGCAGCAAGTCCTCGATGACCAAGGTGGACTTCTTCACCAAAGCCTTGTCTGAGAATGCCAAGGATCTAGAGGATGCTGATCCGTTTGAGATGATCTCCAAGAACGCCTTTGGGATTATCCAAGCGGGACTGAAGAACGTGGCGGCTGGTCGTATCCTGCGTAACTCCGAGATCGTGGGAGAAGCCAGGAAGATCACCGGCGCGAACCCCGCCAAGCAAGCCTCTCAGCTTCGCAAGCGTGGCAGCTACATCAAGACCGTGTACGAGGATGGCATTGAGGTCTACTACGAGATCGCTGATCCTCTGTTGCATGAGTCGATGATGAACTACGGTGATCCGACTCTGAACACCATGACCAAGATCTTGGCAATGCCTGCCAACGTCCTTCGTGAAATGGTGACCAGAGATCCGGGCTTCGTGATGGCCAACATGCTTCGCGATACCCTCTCGTCGTTCGTCACCAGCGGCACGGGCTATGTCCCTGTTATCGATACCTTCAAGCAATTCGGCATGGGTGAGATCGACACCCTGCTGAAAACGGGTATCGTCGGCGGCTACGATATGTCTGCTGATCCGCAGGATCTGAAGCAGTACATCAAGAAGCAGTACCGCAAGCAGGGTATCGACATGCGCAATCATGCGATCACCAGCACTAACGCGGTCACTAGAGTGTGGGACTGGTTAGGCGACATGAGTACCCGCTCTGACGCCGCCACTCGCATGGCTGTCTACAACGCTGTACTGAAGCGCACAGGCAGTGAGGCTGCCGCAAGACAGGCTGCCATCGAAGTCCTCAACTTCAGCCGTCGTGGTGGTAACCCGATATGGAAGGTGGTCACTGCCTCTGTCCCGTTCTTGAACGCCCGTATACAGGGTCTCGATGTGATCTACCGCTCACTCGGCGGCAAGTACTCACCCTATGAAGGGCTTGAGGATCGCGCTGTCACGCAGAAGCGAGCCTTGATGCGCGGTGCGATGCTGGCCGCCACCACGGGCGTGTACTTCATGCTGATGCAGGACAACGAGGAGTACAAGAAAACTCGTCGTGAGGTTCGCGATGACAACTGGTTGATCCCTGCGCCTGTCCTTGGCGACAAGGTCATGCTGAAGATTCCGATCCCCTTCGAAATCGGCATGCTCTTCAAGGCAGTGCCAGAGACCTTCTTAAACTTTATGTTCGGGGATATGGATGCTCGTGGGTTCCGCGATAGTCTTGTCCGACAGGTGAACAACTCCACCAACATCGATGTCACTGGCTTCCAGATTGTGAAGCCGCTGGTGGATGTGTGGCGCAACAAGGATAGCTTCACCGGCAAGGAAATCGTACCTTACTGGGTGGACAAGGGAACTGAGGCTGCAGAACAATACGATGAGCGTACTACCGAAGTGTCTAAGTTCTTAGGTAAAGCGCTGAACATCAGCCCAATGAAACTCGACTATCTGGTGGGTGGCTATGGTGGTTCACTCGGCCTGTCGCTGTTCTTAACGACCGACAAGATCATCCGAGAGGCATCTGGCGATAAGACTGCCGGAACTCGCGCTGACTACACCGATGTGAATAATCTCCCTGTTGTTCGCCGCTTCTTCTACAACGCTGGCACGGCAGGCAGTCGGCAGCAACAGGAGTTCTATGAACTTCGCGATGAAGTAGATAAGACCGTGGCCACGCTTAATAAGATCCAGAAGCGAGGCGACATAGCCGAGTACTACGCTTATGCGAATACTCGCCGGGGATTGCTGGAAATCAAGAGTGAAGTTCTGGCGGTAGAGCGTTACCTGAAGCGGTATCGACAGACCCGCGAGGACATCATTCGCAGCGATCTGCCTGCCGATGTAAAGCGCGATTACCTAGAACAGCTAGATGCTGATCGAGATATGCGCATGACCATTGTCCCGGTAATGCGAGAGCGGGGCGACATCCCATCAAGGGCTGCCTCTGCAATAGCCGACGCCTTTATCGGCTAGGCATCAAACTCACCTGCCAACAGGCAGTGCCTGAACTGTTCGATCAGGAACAACATCTCTCCTTTGGATGAGGTGTTGCTTCCTGTTCGGAAGGTTCCGTCATTATCAATGCTGATCACCAGCACTTGACTAACCCCCTTACCAATAAAGCCTTTCAATACTGTGTCTGCACTGGGATGTAACTCCGTTACCTCGCCATCATTTTTCACGATTGAAAGTTTTCCCTTTTGATCTTTGTCCTTCATTTGCAAATTCCTGCGATTGCTGATAAAAACCATCATCCTTTCCAATGTGGATTGATGGCATGGCTCAGAAGATAACCGATAAAGAGTTCATTGACATCTGGAATGCAGCGCAATGCTCTCCAACGATAGTGTCAAAGATCACGGGGTTTACGGAGGCGGCAGTCTACAAACGTAGGCGGGGCTTGGCGGACAAGGGTATCGTCCTAAAGACAACCCAGAAGCAAGTCACCAGTAGCCACAGGTATGGCTGGGCTGCAATCAAGCAGCAGTTTCCTCTAGAAGTTCCTCTTTCAATCGGAACCGGCACCATCCTCTGCATATCAGATGCGCATTACTGGCCGGGTATCACCACGGTTGCCCACATAGCGGCTGTTGAATTTGCCAAACAGGAACGCCCCACCATCATCGCCGCTCTAGGCGATATGTTCGATGGAGCCACAGTCTCAAGGCATCCGCCCTTGGGATGGGAGAATCGACCAAGGGTTATTGACGAATTGGATGCCTGTCGGGAACGGATGAGTGAGTTCGAGAGAGCCTCGCCCGAATCCTTGAAGGTGTGGCATGTGGGAAACCATGATGCCAGATTCGATCGAACCCTAGCCCTGAACACCTACCAGTACGAGGGCTTAGCTGGGTTCTCTATCACAGACTATTTCAAGCAGTGGCAGTTCACCTACATGAGCAAGGTGAACAACCAACTGGGTATGCGACACCGGCCTGTCAATGGCGGTGTCCACTCTGGTTATAACTCTGCACTTAAATACGGACTGAGTTACGCACATGGCCACCTTCACCAGTTGAAGGTCACCCCTGTAGACAATGCCAATGGCCGTCTCTGGGGTATCGACTGCGGCCACTTGGCTGATCCTGATGGCCCTCAGTTTGCCTACCGAGAAGGGCTAACCATCGGCGCTTGCTCAGGCTTTGCGCTGCTGTCTTTCTACAAGGGACAGATGGTGGATGCCGAGATCTGCCATGTGAACAACCTCGGCGCTTTCTTCAGGGGTCAGATGATCGTTTCAAAGACTGTCGTTCCCGACGACGCCGCCGCTGAAAACAGTGGGAGCAAAGCAAAGAAGACTTCCGGTTCCCGGAAACCTCGCAGCGGCAAAGGACGCACCTAACGGTTTCCTTCTCAGGCAGTCCGTGGATCACCCGAAAGTCTAGTGCCTCGGGTGGTTCATCCCCTGCCAGCGAGATCTTCGAAAAGCTGTTCAAGTTCAGCTTCCCTTTTTTTGTTGAGCCAAACTGTTTTTTCCATTTCTTCAATAGCTCGCGCCGCTGCATGCGCTAACTCCCCTATTGCGATGTACCGATCCTCCAATGCCATCACAAAGCATGGTGGGATCTGCCTAAGTTCATCGATCAGCTTGTTGGTTTCCATGATACCCCCGCCCATAAAAAACCCCACCCCGAAGGCGGGTGGGGAAACAACCTCTATGGAGCTTTAGCACTATACCAAATCAATCTCAAAACGGAAGCGGATCATCCGGATCTTCAGCTTGGGTAGGCGGGGGGTTTGCCTTGTACCCAGATGATCCACCGCCGTTGAACTCCTTCTTCGGCTTGGCCTCTACCGGCTCATACTTGATGTAGTGGTAGGGGTTGCCAGCCTTGCTCACGCGATTCCAGATAGCGACCTTCAACGCTGGCTCCTTGCCTTCCTTCAGGAGGCTGACCAACTGCTTGAGGGTTTCCTTGTTGACCACGAACTCGCCAGTGATGTCCGGCTTATTCGGAGCATCCTTGTACTTGTTCGGGTAGATCTGGCCGTCGCCACTAATTCTCTGTTCCATACTTTCCTCACTTTACCTTCGTTGCATACATCTTGAACTTCTTAACGAGATCGTCGTAGCCGGTTACCCCGTCTGCGTCTGTGATCTCTCTAAGATCCGAGAACCAAGGCTCCAACTTACGGAAGAATCCGTTGAGTTCAGTCTTGGCTTTGAACTTCGCTACATGCTTCTCGACTGCCTCCAGGAATGCTTGGTGTTCCTCTGGCGTCTTCACTCGATTCGGCGCTACAAACTCTTCCTCTTCAGGCAGGTCAGATCCTGCGAAGATGTAGAGTCCGAGGCCGAACAACGCAAAGCACTTCACGAGGCAGCGCATCTTGGTGTCCGAGATAGCCCGGGCATCTGGGTTCTGCACTGCGTTGTTGCGGTTATCCATCACCGGCAACCACATGTGCCGAGTCACGCCCTGCACGATGACCGTGCAGTGGACTGAGCAAGTGCGATCAGGGTAGTAGAGGACATCCCTGTCCATACCGTCTACATCCCTGAAGGTTGACCAAATGATCTGCATATCGGGGAAGTGATCCATCATGGTCTGGTATGCCCATGCCCATGAAAGATAGGTCAGGTGACCCTTCTTCTCCGTGTGATCGTTTACGTTCAGCTTACTAAGCGTCTGCCAAATCTGCTTGGCATTGCTTGCTTCTGTGTTACTCACGCCTTCATCTCCTTCATCGCTTGCCATTGAGAGCAGAACGGTGCGACCTGACACCAGTTGCCTTCGCACCGAATGTTCTTACCCTTGCGCAGCCACCGATCCTCGTCTGTGCATTCAGGCAGTTCGCCTTTCATGGCGGCCTGGTGCATGGCAACACGTTGCTGCACGAAGTCGGTCTGCTTTATGAATCCCCACAGGGGGATCTCCAAGCACACCACAGGGGACTGAGGGTAGTCAAACTTCTTGTCTGCCTCGCTCCGTCGCCAGTCCCGCAGGATGGCCATGATGCGCAGTCGCTCGACTTCATAGCCATGCTTGCGCCATAGCCAAGTGTAGAGATTCAACTGCTGTTCCCACTCAGGCTTGTCTGATCCAACCGCATACACGCTAGTGCATTTGTAGTCGGTCAGCATCTTCTCCTTGAGCGACATCGTGTCGGTCTGCCCACTGATCCGCCAGCCATCGATCTCGGCATAGAGTCGACGCTCTGGGATCAGGTTCTCATCACCCGCATTGGCATTCTCCAACGCCAAGTGGACTGCCTTGCCGAGCAGCTTGAACACTTCATCTCGATAGTCCACCGAGATATCCGCATCATGTTGTTCCGCTAGCGCAACAATCCTAGGCGACTTGATCAACTGCGTAACGGATAACGTTACGCCCTCGCCCTTGGTGTACGGGTCGTTCTGGACTGCCCGTATCACCTCGATAGGTACGTTGTGTTTGTTGGTGTACTGCATTACTTCACTCGATACACTAAGAAACTCTTGATCAGCCAGATCACTCGGTACTTCTCGCCCTTGCGATTGGCTAGTTCTTTCTTGATGGCACGGTAAGTGGCCTGTGTCCCAGTCTTACCCTGCACCGTGGACTCGACAATGAACCCATTGCCGACATCGACGTTAGGCAGTTTCAGTTTGACTACCGGCTTCATCTCCACGGTTGCCTTCTTCTTTTTGAACTTCATCTCCTTGATCACCATCTGTCCACTCCTGAATGCTGAGCATTTCGTCCATCGTTATTGCGGTGTTCATTAAAAAATCTAGGCCGCCATCTCTAACTGCATCGTAGTAAAACGTGATAGCACCCACTTCCCTAAACCGGCTATCGACCTTGTGCATCCTGACCATCTGCCTATCCACCATGAAGGTAAGGCCAAAGCCTGTCAGGTTCTCTCGGGTGGCCGCATGCACAAAGGCAATGGCCATCTCTTGTAGGTCTTCTGGAATAGGGGATCGAAACCCCTCAGGATTTCCTTGTCGCATGTCTTTACTCCAAGTATGATCTTTGTTATGAAAGCCAATATTAGCGAGAAATAAATTGCAAGTCAAGAATTTTTGGGAAGGCGTCATCCACGGCGAGGCTGCCAGCAAAGCGAACTCCCGTCGGTTCGTCAACTTCGGGGGCAAGCCTCGGTTCATCAAGAGCCAGAAAGCACTTGGCTATGGCGAGGCTTTCAAGTTGCAAGTGCCTGAGCTAGAAGAAAAACTCGAAGGAGATCTTTTCTTCGCAGCGAAAATTTACTACGCTTCACGACGGCCTGACCTCGATGAGTCACTGATCCTAGATCTACTTCAGGGTCGTGTCTATACCAATGACAGGCAAGTCAAATGCAGATTTGTGCTATGGGGGCTTGACAAGGATGACCCTCGTGCAGAAATCTTCATCTGCTCCATGTCGGACTTCAAGGATCAGTTCAAGGACAAGCTCGGTGTTTTTTGGCACGATGAAGATTGCTAAGCGGGTGGTGTTTCAGGCTATCGAGGACGCCACTGACCTAGACCCTGACATCAGGCAGGATGCCCTGCGATGGATAGGCAGTCAGGACTTCATCGAAGCCTGCTCCGAGGCAGGCATGGACTCTGTGCAACTGAAGAAGTTTGTTGCCCAGATCATGAAACTGCCTACAGGGATAAGACGAAAACAAGTTCAGTCCCTGCTAGATAGATACCTTTGACAGAGAAAGGAACCAAGACCCAATCTTCCCGAGGTCTTCTCTACTAAAGTCAGACTTGAGTCTGTTGGCCATAAAGGAAACCACCCTTACGTTTCCTTTAACGTAACCCTTTTGGTTATCAATTCTGTCAAGACTTGGAGCTTTAAGCCGATCTTCCATTGAGTGCTGAATGTATTCCAGTTTATGCCCAAAGCATGGACATACATCAACCCAGTCAATGTCCTCCATGGTTAAATCAAATTCCATTCCAGCTCTTTTCGCCTTGCTCTTTGTTCTAGTGAGCATCCATTTTTTAAATGATTCAGGTTTAAACTTTTTACTCATATCACCATGACCTTTGGTGAATCCCCGCACGGTACAGACGGAGTTTGCCTACGCCCGATCGTGCAGAGTTGTGACCTTTGGAGCCACCCCGCTGTCAGCAACTTTTAACCAGATTGCTCTGGCTGTGGTTCGCGCTTCCTGACTAACGCTGCGCGTTCAGAGGCCCACTGCCCCGGTCTGAATACAAATCGTGCTGCGCGTAGTTTCCCCGACCAGAACGATAGGGGGATTAAGTGTTTGACATGAGTAGTTCACTACACTACCCTCTCACACACTCGGTTCCCAATACCAGAGTACCCTGCCTCACTAGCAGACGCAAGCCCCCGAAAGGGGGTTTGTTGTTTGTACATACCGATAAAGAGTTTGAAAAAAACCGTGGTATGTAGAAAATATTCTGAACAGAAGGAGAAGACGCATGCTAAGTATGACGAACGATGACGATATGATTGGACGGGCAGTCCAACATCTCGACAACGGGCAGCACAAGGTCGAATGTCCTAGCTGCCAACACACCAGAAACAAGCACCGCCACGACAGACCTTTGTCGGTCTACGTGGATGGCCAATCTATTCGATGGACTTGCTGGCATTGCGGGGTTGAAGGCGGCATGGACAGATTTCAAAGCAACGTGACACCGATCAGACAGGTACAGGCAGTCAAGGCTCCCAAGCCCGAGATCGTCTTGGCTGATCTCAACGAGACGGACAAAGAGCAGGGCGTTCGCTACCTGAAGGAGCGAGGCATTCCTGCTGCTATCTCCGAGGAGTACTGCGTGTTCGGCAGGTGGGGCTTTGCTTCTGTAGGCAGTCTCCCTGCTATTGGTTTCCCCTACCGCGAGAACAACAAGATCTTCGCGGTCAAGTGGCGCAGTGCTGACACTGACAAGCACTTCAGTCAGCAAGCGGTATGCACTAGCTTCTGGAACATTGATCGGGCAGTGGCGGGTAAGCCGCTGCTGATCTGTGAGGGCGAGATCGATGCCCTGTCATGGCTTGCTGCTGGCGTGGATGCCAACGTGGTGAGCGTCCCGAACGGTGCGCCGCAGCGCGTCAAGGATGGCGCCATCGATCCGCAGGATGATCGTCGCTTTGCCTATGTCTGGGAAGCGCAGGAGCTTCTCGCCAACACAGACCGCGTCTACTTCTCGCCTGACCTAGACCCTGCCGGTGAAGCCCTCATCGAGGAACTCTCTCGCAGGGTTGGCAAGGCCAAGTGCTGGCGGATCAATCTGCCATGCAAGGATGCCAATGAAACCCTCGCTCAGGCTGGCACAGACGGCCTATTGGCGGCTTTCAACTCTGCCCGACCCATCCCCATGGCTGGCCTCTACGGAGCCGACCACTACGCGCAGCGGTTCGACAATCTCTACAACGAGGGTCACACCAAAGGTGTCAGCACCGGCATCCCTGCCTTGGATCAGATCATGAACATCTCGGAGGGGATGATGACCGTGGTCACAGGGTTCCCGGGCAGTGGCAAGTCTGATCTCATCGATCAGGTCTGCCTCAATGCCGCGCAGCAGCATGGGTGGAAGACCGCCTTCTGTAGTTTCGAGAAGCCACCGCATCTGCACATGGCGCAGTTGGCTTCAAAGATCGTCGGCAAACCGTTCTTCGATGGCATGACAAAGCCCCGTATGTCTATCGAAGAGCGGGATGCCGCGCTTGGTTGGATGCTCGATCACTTCGTGTGGCTCGACTACATGGCCGGTGCGCCAGCCCACATCGAGGGCATCCTCGACTTTGCTCGTGCGGCAGTCATGCGTATGGGTGTGCGGATCTTGGTGATCGACCCCTATAACTTCATCGAGGTTGACACTAAGGATCGTCTGGAGACAGACGCCATCAACGGCATGCTCACCAAGGTGCAGCAGTTCGCCAAGCAATCCGGTGTGCATGTGTTCTTCGTGGCGCATCCGGCAAAGCCGATGGATCGTACACAGAAGGTGGTCACAGGATTGGATGTTGCCAAGTCGATGTCATGGTTTGCCAAGGCCGACCTTGGTCTGACTGTGACACGCACTGAGGATGGGCCAGAGGCGCATGTGTGGAAAGCGCGATGGCAGTGGCTTGGCAGAATGGGAATGGCGTATTTACAATTTGATCCTGCTAGCACAAGATGGTCGGATCGGCAATACGCTGCAGCGAAACCGGATAACTTTGACTGGAACATTGACAACTAGGGATCTAGTCGCCAACGAACTCGGCTCCAATGAATTGCACCGTCGCCACACGGTGAGGTTGGAGTCCGAGGACGGCGTCTTCCTCAGGGCAAAGGTGGTCGACCAACTGCTGGTCGATCGCCTCTACCTGCAGAAGGCCATCGATGTCGATCAGTACGACGCTGCGATAGCGTTCTATTCACTGGCTCATAGGTCTGGGGTGTTTCCATCTTCGATACAGATGGAGCGGGTGCAGATGTCGGTGGGGAACCGCGCACCCAGAGCATTGGCCATCCTTACGGCTGACCGTTACTTGCAAGACCACTGTCCGCCTAGTGGATACCGGGCGGTGTGGCTTACCGTGATTCGAGAACTGCCTTCGCCGATCGGGGCATTGAGAATGGGTCTCGATACACTCAAACTTTACTTCAACCCGACGCTGACTCCGGACTCTCATCGGTCGGTGCGTTCCACCACTGAGCAGGCTGAGAGCCTTTTACAGGCGGCGTGTCTTCAGCCTGCTGCTCGGTAGCGTACTTCGCTGCCAGCGCCTCCTCGATAATCTCCTTCGGTTTGGCGCTAGGTTTTTTCTTCAGGGTGTTCTTGGCAGCCTTGATGAAGCGGGGCTTGAGCGGGTAGTCATCAATCATGTGACGAATCTGGGCTGATACTGTCCGCCCCTCGGCTGCTGCGATGGCCTTGACCTTCAGGATTGTTGCTTCATGGCAACGGAAGATCAGCATCTTGTCTTCGTTCTTCTTCTTTGGCATGTCAGTCTCGGTACTTCTTAACCTTCTTGGCGATCGCTTTGGGCTGCTTCACGAACTGCTTTCCCTGTGATTTGCCCTTGCGCTTGGCGGCCGTTGTCTTGGCATACTCCTCCGAGGACAACGCCTTGACTGCCTTCTTCGGCAAATATCTTTCGCCAGTCTTGCTCGAAGGCTTGCCAGATTTGGTTGTCCATTCTTGCTTTGTCCATTTGCTTAAGTCCTTTTGGGCTTTGGTTTTGCTGCCGGAGTAGCCGCCGCCAGCGTCTTTGTAACGCTTACCTAGCAGCTGGGCTTTGCGGGCTGACCACTGCCCTGCCTTCGTGCCAGCCACGTTCTCGCTCATGATCTGGTTCTTGAGTCGCTCACGCAGACTCGGTTTGGTGTAGGCCATGTCGATCTCCTATATGTCAATACAGATTATGCCACCCTTCGCTTGGGTTGGGTGGCATCAGTTCCGGGTTCGTACACAAACTGGGAACAGGCAGCGTAGAGATGTCCCTCCCATAATGTGCAGTATAAAAGCCAATCAGTTTTGCCGCCCTTTTGCAGATCATATTGCACTGCTTTTGAGTAGTGGCATGCACCGCATGTTGGCTGGTATCTAGGAGGGTCTTGTTTCAACTTCCCCCTCCATGCGCATGACTTCGAACCCACTGAAGTCCACGGGATCAACCAGTTCTATCTGGTGTCCACCCATGATCTCTTCGTAGGCAGTCGATAGGGCGATCATCGTCATGCGGAAATGATCTACGTCATGTGGGACATGCGTTGCCAAGCCTACCCGCAGAACCCCATTGCTCTCATAGACATGGTTGACCATGCCCATGCAGATGGAGGCATCTCGGTTGGCAGAGATGATGGCAGCACAGCATTGCGCCAGCACCTCAACTAGCCTCTCTGCTGAACGCAGACAGGCTTCTTCGTTCTTCATGATCAAGATCCTAGGCATCACGACATTGATGTCGATCTCATCTGGGATCACAGGTTTCTTCTTTCTAGCCACAGCTAACTCCAAAAAAAAGCCCGTTGGGTTTGACGCCAACGGGCAAAGTTCACCACAACCACGGAGTGAAGACGCATGAGATGGGTGGTGAGGCGCAGAATTTAACATAACATTGTTATGCAGAGGGGCTATTGCCCTTCATTTTTTCCACAGCCTCGGCCGCCAACCCCATGTAGGCAGCCCCATCTATCCAGTTATCGATGTCAGATCCGGTGCGTTCTCGGCAGAGCTTGAGAACCACCATGAATAACCAGCCCTCGACCTCGGTCATCTTGTGATCGGTCAGGGCTTCGAAGGTCTTGACAATCCTTTGCATCGAGCGTTCCTGCCCGTTGTCCCTGCGCCTGCCCCGCTCAGCAATCATGTCCTTGGCTTCCTGCAATACAGCCTCGGGTGTCAATCCCTTGACAGGCTGTGCGTTGAGTACCTTCATCATGTCGGACAGCAGATAGGCCGCCTCGGACATGCAGTCGGAGTAGGCAGTGGCGGGGTGCGTTGAAGACCAGCCATGCAACTCATAGATCAGTTGCTCTGCACGTAGCCTCATCTCAATGGGTATAGGGGACATCTTTCTTTCTCAGGAATGGTGGGATGTAGTCATCATCAAACTGGAATGGCTCCGGTGCGCCAGTCTCAAGTCGAGTCAGCTTTGCATTGAGGGATTGAATCCTGCTGTGCAGGGCTTTGATTTCCAGATAGATCTGCTTTTTGAGTTCGTTCTTGCTCGACATATCTTGCTAACCTCTCTCTTGCTGAAAACAAATCGGCTTGAAGTCTGCGGATCTCGTCGCTCAGTGATGTGTATTCCACATACAGGTTCTTCGCTTGCAGCCTAGCAAGCGCCTCGTTAGGTGGGATGGATGAGTGCTGGCTCCACTTCCACGGCATCCGGTTCATCTCCTCCTGCCAGCTACCTGGAGGTGACTTGTCATCGATCATGTCAATCTCCTATGTTCAGTAACGCTACGTTATGCAACTCACTTTGGATAGCGGCATAGCCCTCCCCATGCCCTAGGTTAGTCAACCTTTTGGCGTCGAGCAATTCGGTGGCTGTCAAGAAACCGGCACACCGATACTTGGGGAATCTGCCCACCATCAGGACAAACAGGTCTACCTGTGTGGCGTCTTTCCATTTGACTGCCAACAGCCTGCCGCTCTCATAGGTGGTGGACTTGACATCAACTGACCTGCCGTCCCGAAGGTAGCAGTCCTCTGCCTTGGTGTGATCAAGATCTAGGTCGGGGTAGACATTGGCGAGTTTGCAGAAGGCGATCTCGGCAGCGATACCCTCAAGGTCAGTGAGTTCGTTGGACTGATCCCCCATCTTCCGATTAGGCAGCCCCTTCTCTCTGGCACTGTCATACCGCTGCTTAGCTAAGTACTTAGCTAACCTCTGCTCTGCATCGCTCAATGTTACATACATGATTTAATCCTCGACCACCGGATCAAACTTAAACCACTCGCAGATTTCGTGCATCACGGCTTGCGTGATCTTTTCTCGAACCTGCTCGGCGGTCGGCTTGTCGGTGTGCTTGTAGGCTCGCGTCAATCCATAAGCCACGCCAGTCTCAACGCAATGCTCGATCAGTTTGTAAATGTCTGGCTTCATGCTTCGCTCCTCGCCCGAATCGCGGCGGCAATTTCACGGTAGTCATAAGCCCACACTTCACCATCAAACATCTTCGCACACACCTCCCGCTCGGCTTTCACCGCAGCGTCTAACAATCCGCAGTACTGTGTCGTCCGTTGCCCCTCGGCACACTTGCGGTAGCCCTCGCTGACCAAAGCCTTCAGATGCAGTTCCAGAAAGCGATTGAGTTTGTTCAGAGTCACACGCTCGTCGGTCAGGCTCATCACGATTCCGGCCTCGTCTGCCATCTTGATAACGTCATCCGTGTTCACGCCGCACATCCTCCAGATGTTTTGATCTTCGCCCAACGCTTGCTTGGCTCGCGCCTCTTGATACATGGAGTTCTGGCTGATGGAGATGTCATGCAGGGCTTCGCGTAGTCGCTCGTTTTCAACAATCAGCGCATACACTTCTGGGTCATCGCTCCACCGCTTGCCATCTTTTGCGGGAATAGCCTCGCCAAACTTGTATTCCTCGTTCATCGCGGTTGCTCCTGTTCACCCCTCGCCCGAATCGCTTCGGCGCAATCAAGCGTCCCACGCATATAGTCGTGCCGGAATCTTGTATCCGATTCATCTAGATCTTCACACACCTTCGCACACGCCTCCCGCTCGGCAGCGGCAACTAGGGCGGCGAAACGTTGGAAGTTCTCCAGAATCCCGCCTTGCTCTAACCCAACCAGTCCGGCACTACGCGCCATGCGGATAATGTCATCGCGGGTCATCGCGGTTGCTCCTGTTTAACTACTTCAATCTCAGTCCATGCTGCCAGATGCATTACATTCCCATCATCATCTGTGCAATAGGAATACATGCCATCGATGTGGTGGAAATTTAATTCCATGTCACTCGATAGCGTGTCGCCTAGCAATCTGATGCGACTGTTTCTTGGAACGTCATAGAGTTTCATAACTGCCCCTTCACGATCGGCTCGTAGTCCTTACGCACCACGATGTAGGCCAGCGGCTCGCCATCGAATGTGCCTTCGGTTACCACTGAGATCATGTAGTCCTTAGTCAACTGATACAAACATTGCTGTGCATCCTTTAGGGTTTTGAATCCAATGAGGGTAGCCCTAGGCTTTCCGTTCATGCTGCGTCTCCTTCCATATTTTGTAGTCGTATTGCTTGATGCCGCGCTTGAGGGCAGTACCCAAGACAGACTGCCCTATGCCCCACGCCTTCACCAGATCACGATACTTCGCCCTATTGTTGATGGCATTAGCCTTGCGCTGTAGCAAGGTGGTGTACTGGTCAAAAGATATGCGCGGGTTGTACCTGGATATCTTGGTGTACTTTTGTTCCATAACTCATTCCTTGACACCGAAGTAGGCTGTGATCAACTTCATTGCATCGATGTGCTGCTGAATGATCTTTAGATCCTCCCGCTTGTTAGACGAGAACACACCGTACTCATACCCACCAGCCTTGCGCTTCTTCAGGTCATGCTCAAGGCAGTCCAGTGTGGACATGAGTTCAGCCACGATTAGAGACTGGATCATCTCGTAGGTATGGCTGTTCAACACTAAAAGCATTTCCTCAAACGCTTTGTTTCTCTTTATTGCTTTTCCTGCCATGACTTATCCTCCTCTGTGATGAGTGTCATGTTGGTGGGATCGCATGGAATCCACTGGAATTTAGCGGTTTTCGGGTGATACATCGCACCGCAACTCTGCACTGCCTGAACTTCATTGATGGTCTGCGTTACATAGTAACCACCAATGAATCCAGTGGTGGCACACACGATGCCGATCACCAAGCCAACCGCCGCTTTCTGTCTGTCTGAAAATGACATGTCACACTCCTGCTAACCAGTAACCAATCACGATGCCAGCGCCAAACAACATGGCGCATAGCATCACCTCTGCAACTAAACGCTCACCGCGTTCTTTGTTGATTGCTATCTCCATCTCCGCTATCTGATTGCGAAGACTGGCGATCTCGTTGATCTTCCTGTCTATGGTTTGATTTTTATTCCTCACAATAGCCTTCCCTTGATTGCTTTAGCTTTTGGCATGAACTGCCTACGCATCCGGCGATACTGCGATAGAAGATCACCATAGATGGAATCAACGTTCATGCCGTCATAGGCTTCGTTGTCTGCCGTCCCCTGCGGGACTCGCATCTGCACACTACGCACAATGTAGTTGCTGCGCAGATCACAGGCGGAGTTCCACAGGGTCAGGTTCTTGTCTGTTGCTCGCTCGGCATGCATATCGATCACATGAATGATCTCGTGCATAACAAGCCCATCGAGTTGATCGTCATCGAGCATATCCACATGGTCGAAGTTGAACATCAGGCGGCTGCCGTCAGTGCCAGCCACGGCCAGGTGTGGAGCATGCTCGATAGGCAGTCCCTCGATGAAGTCAGACAAGCCAAGAAACTTGCGAGACAACTTAGAAAGGGATGTCTGTATTCGGTTTGCTGCGGATAGCATCAGAGAACTTCCTCTTACCAAGCCCTAACTCCATCACCTTGAGTTCCGTCTCTAAGCAATCCACTAGGGTTTTGTGATATCGAATCAGTGTCTGTATCTCCAGCACTCGCTGTTGATGCTGACTCTGCTCATGATATGCACGATGCATATCGTAATCGTCGTTGTAGTAATAATCGTCACTGTATTGGCTCATGCTTATCTCCTATTACATAACAATGTTATGCAGCCGATGGCTGCATACAGCCGCAACGCGGCTACCAACTGGCCTGATAAATCACCATGCGGTATTCACCTGGCACTCTGTTCTCCATGTCGCTCACCCACAGCAAGGCTCTCTGAAAGATGGCGACATCCTCTGCAACCCTCTCATCACTAGTTTGTGATACGCCAAAGAAAAAGCCTTCAGTGAATGGCAACTTCCTTGTTTTGATTGCCGATATAACCTCCCTGATATCAGGCTCTGTTAGGTATATCTCTCGACAATCATCGACACCACTGGCGAAACTCTGCACCATGTAGCCATGCAGGTTGGGATGCTTACGCCAGTAGCCCAACTCATATCGCTTCGACCTCAGTCGAAAGCCATCCTCCATGATGTTCTTACTCGGGTCTTCGAAGTCATCGATGAATGACTTCTCACCAGTCAGGTACATATCAAGTCCCATGTCATCACTCCTTTAGTATTTGTATAAGGTACTCAGTACAGGCAGGGTTGGTCTGTTCCGGTCTGTTGTGAACATCGCCCCCGCCCCATTACCCTCATCGTCCATGCTAGGCCATAGCAACGTGCCGTCATCCAGTTCAAAGATAACTGACCGTGTATGCCAACCGAGTCGCTTCGCCTCCTTCTTGTCAAGGTATCGAGCAGCCACAATCGTGCGGCCAACCAGTAAGTCTTGAGCAGCCTTTTCCCAATGCTGCTCTGGGTTTTGAATGATGCTCATTAATAGCCACCCATTTCCCATTCGACCCTCATGTTGAAGGGCGTGAGGCCGTGATCGGTGAACAACTCCTCGATCCACTGCGCTGCCATAACCGGATCATCTGCCACGATGTCCTCGCATTCGGCACTCTCGTAGGCGAACTCCAACAAGGCGCTGGCTTTCCACGGCGCATCGTTGACCCACTGCAGTAGGTTGTTGTTGAGCCATGAGTTGTAGGCAGCCTTGACCACCACCTTCATCTCTGTCGGTGAGTTGCGAGATACCTCCTTGCTTTTCTTGTTGTATGAATAGCCCTCCTCCCAGTCGTAGTAGGAATACTCACCGGCATAGCGACTGCCATAGGAGGAATACACAGAGGCGCCAGAGGTTTTAGCGCCAAGCCCATATCTACCGGCAGACCATGCGTAGGTGTTGGAGAGCCACGCACCTTGGAAGGTCACGCCTGCACTGCGATTGATGATGATGGACTCGCCGGTGTGCAGCATGAAGCCGAACTTGTTAGTGCCACCGATCAGATCGCCAAGGAACGCCTGATACTGCGGATCGAGCAGTAGCGCAGGGTTATACGACACAGCAGGCTCGATGACATTGCGGATGAAGTGCCAGGTATCGGACTTCTTCTTGTCGTTGTCATTGCCTGACGAGAGGATGCCGTTGTGCGCCATCCAGATGTTCTTGGTCACCATGTAGGGATGGCAGTTGTCGAGGTCGATATCGCCGTGAGTCTGCATACGGGCATGCCAGATGCAGTCACGACCATCTGCATACTGACGATAGAACTCCACGAAATCCTGCGCCGTCTTGGGCAGCAGCTTCTTGACTACAACATGGCCAGCCTCGGCGTACATGATGCCGATGCCGTCACGGTTCTTGCTATACACGTCACGCAGGAAATCGTCGGTGAATTGGGTATCTTGATTCTGTTGAACTAACAAACACATTGTCATTACTCCTTGGTTGATTTGATTGTCGAGCCTTGCATAACAATGTTATGCGGCTTCTTCTGTTGATATTTCTGCTCGTCCACTAATGCGCTGCGATACATACGCTCGCAGTATTTTGGTGTCTGCTGCCAACTGCTTGGAGCAGAAGGTCAGGAACGCACCGGCTGACAGTTGATTGATGCCGGTGTTGGCTGGCTTGCAGAACTCGAGTATGGCGTGGCAGAACTCGATTGCTGCGATCACGGCCTCGTACTTGAGACTGCCTCGGAAGATGCGGAACTCGATAGTGCGGCGGTTAGTGAGATTGACTGCCTCATATCTGTCGTGTCCGATGTGGATAGACTTGCCGACCTTCTTGTCGGACTTGACCACACAGAAGCCCGATGAGTAGCGGCGAGCCAATGCGCGGATGAACCACTCGTTTTCAGGTGAATTGACAAAAGCCACGACCTTCTGGATTTGAAGGTCAGTCAGGCCACGACGGCTGACATGGACATGCAGACCACAGGTAGTGGTGTTATGGCTACGCATACCGCGAGTGATCGATCGCTGCGTGAGGAAGGTGAATAGATCACGCTGTGCGGGCAGTGACATAGGATCGGTGATCATCTCGAAGCCGCAGGACAGAGACCCGTCACGCTCGAAGAACAGACGGTGACCGCTGTTCTCGACGTAATCCTTGATCATCTGTGCTTGTGAGGTGCGACTGGTCTCGACGCACTCGACCTCCAACTCGACGCCGATAAATCGGTCGTGCTTGGTAGTCCACTCGTCATTCTTATGCACGACACTGCTCTTGGATGAGTGGTACTCGCGGATGAGCGGAGGTGAGTACTCGTCATGGACGTACATCTCACGATCTTCGTCGTAGGTGAAGTCACCAGTGTTGTTGGAACTGATGGACACCTCGTTGCCATGATGATCGAGGGCAGTGCATACATCGTCGTTGTGGATGTAGCGATCCTCGTAGTCTGACCAAGTGTAGTTATCGTCGCAGCAACTTGGGCAAACGCTGTGGTAGTCGCCCACGTTGCGCGAGTCATCTTCTGAGGTTATCTCGCCGCAGTCATCGCAGGTGAACGTGCCGATTGCGTTCTGCATGTACTCAAGAGCATCGGAGCCATCGCATACATAAGGCTCGTCGCAGTAGCGATGCCACAGGCGTAGTCGATCTGTCGAGATAGACTCATCCCGATAACTGACCTCGTTTTGGTACATCACCCATGGCAGCATGAAGCCATTGTCTTTGCAGGCGTCGGTCAACGGTCGCAGGATAAAACTCACGCAGTGATGGCGTGTGATGTTGTGCCGCCCGTCAACGCCTTGGTACTCGTTGGTACGATAGGACGGCGTGGAAACGATGAACTTCTCCATCAGACTGATGGCAGTGTCACGTTCCTCGCTGTACAGTTTTAGGTAGGCCTTGATGAACGATCGCTGCCTGAAACGCGATAGGTCATGCGGATCGTCAAAAGCCCAAGCGAAATACTTTAAGCCGAAAATATGCATGGTCTTCACTCCTTTGCATAACATTGTTATGTGGCCTTTGGCCACGTACAGGCGCAAGCGCCTTCCCGTTTAATAATTATTCAACACGCTAATTATACTCTCTTTTGTATATACGTCAAGTTATCCCTGACTCTGTGTCACCTCGTGTCCGCCTGACACAATGCAGGCGTCATCCACCCACACTGCGTCTGCGCCATAGGCTAGGGCAAGCGTCACCACCTCCTCGTTGATGCCCTCGATCCAGCTCTCTGCCTCTGGACTGTCTGCGCTGTCGATACCGTCATACTCAAATACCACTGTCACTCTCAGTGCTTTATTGCTCATGGGTTTTCTCCTGATGTTCTACGCATCCAAAATCGTCGCGGGTAATAAGCATTGCAGAATAGTCCTCGCCATCCTGCACAAAGAACTTGCTGTCTTTGCGCCTATCCTCGTTGAGTTTCTCGTTGTGATCATCGTCGTACCAGTCAATGGCTTCCCAGTACTTGACCACCTTCCTGCATACGCCTAGGTTGGGCAAATCCCAGTCATGCAACTTGTCTTGACTCCATTTAGCCCAGTGCTGGCATGTTTCACACCTCATCTCAAACCTCCGTTTCGTCAAATAGATGCTGCTCGATAAAGAACAGTTGATTACCCTCGACACCAAACTTCCTGTACCAAGCGATCTTCTTTTCGCGGTACTCCTCGGCCTTCTCCATCGTGGAGAACACTCCCATGACCGAGAAACTGAGCAGCCCGGTCGAGTGAGACTGTTTCATCAAGACGTATACCGAATTCATTTCGCACCTCAATCCAGTCTGGAATTGGCATGGGCTTTGATCCCTGCCTCGTTGAGTACCTTGGCGAAAGCGATGGCATAGGCTTCCTTGCGAGCGATCGACTGACCGCCCTCGCTCACCCACACACACAGCCCTTTCGGGTAATGCGGACGAGCCACGCCTGCCTTCTTCGCCCATCGACCGAAGGCAGTGTTACCGGCGAACTCCACCCATGCGAACCCACACGCACCCTCACTGATGTAGTAGGACTTCCGCTCACCTCCAGGCACACCACCTGTCACCACCATTGGATCGGGCTGACACTCCTGCAAGGCAGCCATTCCTGCGTCATGCGCCTTGTTCACTAAACCCTGATAATCAATACCCATGTGACTCACTCCTCTGTTGTTTGCTGTCGTCACGTACAGGCGCTGAAGCGCCTTTCCACATAACAAGTTATGCGACAAGTTTGCCGCTTCGAATTAGGGCAGGCTCTGCACCCAAAGCCACTGCCTTCTCATACAGGGCGACGGCATGGAGTTTGTCTCCCACGACAATCACCTGACCCTTGATCTTGATCGCCCAACGGGATGCCCCCTTGTTGCGGAGGTTGTCCATCACGCGGGCAGTTGTGCCGCCTGTCTGGAGGCGGTCATAAGTACGGCTATCGAGTCTCATGCGATTCTCCTTCTGGCTTGTTGAACACCCACGGCTGCCCTGTCTCCCAACAAGGCAGCCTAGGCTGTCCACTACTGCGGTACAGCGATATATGCGGATACTGATGGCAGCGACATAACATTGTTATGTGCTTCAGCCACTAACGCCGCAGGACATACATTGCCTGTCCGTATCGGCTACGGAGCAAGTCATCTAGGCGTCTATGCACACAGGCTTAACACGATCGAACCGGCTATCCGGTGCTGTGACCCGACAGACCGCAGTCCATCTATCGTCAATCGTCTACCCTTATAGGGCTGTCTAACACCTTCTTGTGTGTGTACACAGAAACCGACTTGTCACGACTTCACTCCTCGCGTGTGCAGCCCACACGCCAGCGCATCATTGCCCGAACAGAGTGTCAGTCTGTCCCGATCCTTTTCCAGATCGTTTCAGGGGTCACCGCCCATAACTAGGCTCGCCCATCCCGCCTACCGACTGAACTTACATAACATTGTTATGCAAACTTGTAATGCCTTATCCAGTCTTGGCTCCGCCATTATAGCAAATGTATATACATATGTCAATACCCCCTGACACTTATCCGCCCGCCTGCCTATTGCCTAGCGCCTATCACGCCATGTACATTCCGACCATCCGAAATTCGTTATAAGGTCATAACGTCATGCCGAGCAATCAACCGACTATGCAGGGGCTGAAGCCTCTGACTAAAAATGCCATTAAGTTCTGTGAGTTAGTGGTGAAGGGCGACCGTCCGGTGCAGGCCTATGCGACCGCCTATCGTCCTGGAGAGAACGCCAAGAAAGCGTCTATACATTCTGCGGCCGCCCGTCTGATGGGCGATCCGAGGGTGCAGCGACACATCGAGGGGCTGAAGCGAAAGAGCGAGAAGGCGCTTCTGGAGCAGAGCATCGGACTGAGGGAGTGGACGCTCACCCGTCTGAAAGAGGAGGCGAGTGACAGAAACAGCCCGCCTGCCTCGCGTGTGTCTGCCCTATCGATTCTGGCGAGGGCATCGAAACTGATCGAGACTGGCAGCCAGCAAGTGAACGTGAATGTGGCGAATGTCACCCGCCCGTCTGCCGAGGTGGAGAGCGAACTGATCGCCCGTCTGTCTGCGCTAGTGCAAGCGCCTGTCAGCCATGACGATGCAGAGGATGAGGACGACATTCTGGGCGAGGATGGCAGCGAGGATGACGTCGAGGGCGAGGGTGATGACGCGGAAAGCGCGTAGCCACATAACATGTTATGCAAAAAGCAAAAAGCCCTAGGGCGTTAACCCTAGGGCTTGGTGGTGGAATCGGCGCGGACGTTTTAGGTTTTACTTGCTATTGGCGATTGCGGAAGCGAACAGGCCGTCAATGCGCGATCGCATCGAGGTTAATTCGGCCTTACCTTTACCGGCTACCCATGCCGACACTACAGAGAGAAAATCTGTAGGCGTTGCGGCCTGAATAGTCGCTGTGGTCGCTGCGGCCTTACCGCCCTTCGCGGTAGTGGCTGCGGCCTTTGGTGTCGCCTTTGGTGCGGCCTTTCGGCCGCCTTTACGGGCTACCAGTTTGATGTTAGCGGCGGCGAGAATGTCACGGTTCAGAACCGTGTTAATCGCAGCCTTTACGTTGGTCGCTTTACTCTTATCGGATACCGCCTTGTCCACCGCCTCATTAACGGCCTTGCGGCGCGCTATGTAGTCGGCTGCGGTCTTGCATCCAGAGTAAAGGTCTAACACTTTCGCCTTGAATGATCCGCGGGTTTTCTCCACAGCATCAAAGGCGGTGACAACAGGCTTGATATTAACGGACATAGGATTCTCCCAATGGTTGTGAGTGTGCTATGTCCGCACCGATTCCAGATTTTTACAGAGCGAGTCGGCCGCTAGTGCCGACATGGATATCTTAACATCGGTATATACAAATGCAAGCCCTATCTCGCATAACAATGTTATGGCCACCTAGCGGACACCTGTAAAATTTCACAAGGAACTGCCAGTCTCACCCTGGCGTCGCTCAAAGAATTACCAAAGAAATCACCCATACCCGCTTCGCGTGACGCTGGCGCGCGTCTGCGTGTACCCCCGACCCCCCGCTGCGCGTGACGGTACCCGCGCGCGACCCGTACACTATTCCGCTTATTAGATTCCCAACACTCCGACCCCCACCCGGTTGCTTAAAAACCACACCCCATTCCCACAGGCAGTTCCCCTTTTTTTTTGCAATAAAGTCATAGGAACCCCTACCCCACGGGGGGATATGCGATGTACGTACAACGTACACACATCGTTCATACCTATATCCGCTAGATGGACACAAAGTAAAATCGTATAAAACTGCCTACTGAATCTCCTAACGCTATGAATCTAATCAGGATTACTTGTAAAAAAATACCTGTTGAATTTTTTGTCAAGGGGGGGTAGCATGCTAAAATCGAGGGAAATCCCCCCTAAGAACCCCCGGGTATTCCAACGTAAAGTCTGTATTAAGTCAGTACTGTTTGCAGGGGGTTATGCCTCGGGGCTAGTGAAGCCCCTCGGCATGGTGTATATATATACGCTGTACCGCGCGGCTTACTAGGCAGTTCTTATTCTCAACCTTGACCCTAATTTGCTTGGCAAGATTTCGGCTTTGCCTGATGCTCAGAAGGCAGAGATCTTGCATCTGGTTGAGGAGCTAGAGAAAGCCCGTGAGGTTGAGAAAGCTCAGCGGGGCTTCCTCCAGTTTGTGAAGAGTCAGTGGCCAGCCTTCATCGAGGGCAATCATCACAAGGTGATGGCTAAAGCTTTCGAGCGGGTAGCCAATGGTGAGTGCAAGCGCATGATCATCAACATGGCTCCTCGTCACACCAAGTCCGAGTTTGCTTCCTACATGCTCCCGGCTTGGTTTCTGGGTAACTACCCGAACAAGAAGATCATCCAGTGTTCGCACACAGCGGAACTGGCGGTTGGGTTTGGCCGAAAAGTAAGAAACCTCGTAGCCTCCGACGACTACCACAAGATCTTCCCCGATGTGGACTTGCAGGCAGATTCCAAGGCGGCAGGCCGCTGGAGTACCAACAAGGGTGGTGAGTATTTCGCCATCGGTATTGGTGGTGCGGTTACCGGTAAGGGTGCTGATCTTCTGATCATCGATGACCCTCATAGTGAGCAGGAGGCTGCCCTCGGAGATCCTGCGGTCTACAACAAGACCTATGAGTGGTACACCTCCGGCCCTCGGCAGCGTTTACAGCCCGGTGGTGCGATCATCATTGTGATGACCCGCTGGCACCAGCGGGATCTGACAGGCAGGGTGCTAAAGGCTTCCATCGAGCGTGGTGGCACTGATGAATGGGAGGTCATTGAGCTTCCCGCTATCCTGCCCTCGGGTAATGCGTTATGGCCAGAGTTCTGGTCGCTGAATGAGCTAGAGGCGATTCGATCAGAACTGCCTGCGGGTAAGTGGTCGGCTCAGTATCAGCAGAACCCCACCTCTGAAGAAGGGGCGATTGTTAAGCGAGAATGGTGGCAGGTATGGGAGCGAGAAGACCCGCCGCCTTGTGAGTTTTTAATTCAGTCCTGGGACACTGCCTTCACCAAGAAGCAAACCTCGGACTTCTCCGCCTGCACCACTTGGGGCGTGTTTAAGTATCCAAATCCGGAAACCGGCGTAACACAGAACAACATCATCCTTCTGGACGCTGTGAAAGAACGCATGGAATTTCCGGAACTAAAGAAAAAGGCATATGAGATGTACATGCAGTACAACCCAGATGCCTTCATTGTGGAAGCCAAGGCCGCTGGCGCACCGCTGATTTATGAGCTTCGGGCGATGGGGATTCCGGTATCGGAGTTCACCCCGAGTCGTGGTAATGACAAGGTGGCCAGAGTCAATGCGGTCAGCGATTTGTTCTCTAGCGGGGTCGTATGGGCGCCGCAGACTCGCTGGGCAGAAGAGGTTGTTGAGGAATTCGCAGCCTTCCCTAACGCCGAGCATGATGACTTGGTAGACTCCAGCACCCAAGCCCTCCTGAGATTCAGGCAGGGTGGGTTCATATCAATCGATAGCGATGAGCCGATGGAAACCGTTCGGCGCCGTCGCATCAACTATTACTGAGGAAGGCATGGCATCGGCTAAGCGCGAGGCAGTGGCGAGCGAGATTCGCAAATCCTACAAGAAGGGACTCAAAGCCTGCCCAGTTGCTACCCAAGATGTGCATGTAAACCTTAAAAACCGCAACCATGCGATTAAAGAGTATGGTTATGGCCCTCTGAATCCAAACGAACCCAACCGCAAGTTCTGGCAAGCAAAGTCGGATATGTGGATGGTTCCTGCATCTGAAGCAAAGAAGTCCCGATGTGGAAACTGCGCTGCCTTTATTCAGACCCCGCAGATGCTCGATTGCATCGCCAAGGGGATGGAGGCAAGTGATGAGCCGCATCAAAGCAATGCCGAAGATGTCATCGAGGCATCGAATTTAGGGTATTGTGAGTTCTTTCATTTTAAGTGCGCCGGTGACAGGACATGCGATGCATGGATTGTTGGCGGCCCTGTCAAATAGGTAATTCATGGCCATCGACAAGGCACTGGTTCCGCTAATTGCAGATGATCCTGATGCTCAAGTCGCAGAACTTGAGATCGATGTCATTGCGATGGGCGATGCTGCCCCGGCCATGACCATCAACGAAGATGGCAGTGTTGAGATTGATCTGGGTGGTTCCGAAGCTGCGGTAGCCACCGACCATGACGCCAACCTTGCTGACTTCATGAGTGATGGCGACCTCGCTTCGCTTTCCAATGAACTTGTGGGTTTGTTCGAATCCGATAAAGATTCTCGTTCGGATTGGGAAAAGACCTACATCAATGGCTTGAGCTTGCTCGGCCTGAAGATCGAAGAGCGTACCGAGCCATGGCCAGGCGCTTGCGGTGTGTTCCACCCGCTGCTCACTGAGGCAGTGGTCAGATTTCAGGCTCAAGCCATAACAGAAATCTTTCCCGCCCAAGGCCCAGTCCGTGGTGTGGTGATCGGTAAGCACACCGAGGAAAAAGACCGTCAGGCGGTCAGAGTTCAGGACTACATGAACTATCTGCTCACCGAGCGGATGGTGGAATATCGCTCCGAAACGGAGAAAATGCTGTTCTCGCTGGCTTTGGCAGGCAGTGCTTTCCGCAAGGTCTACTTCGATCCGCAGCTTAATCGCCCGGTGTCGATGTTTGTGCCTGCCGAAGATCTCGTGGTTTCCTATGGAGCCAGCGACTTAGAAACGGCAGAGCGTGTATCGCATGTCATGCGCAAAACGCGCAACGACGTTCGCAAGCTGCAAGTCGGTGGCTTCTACCGCGATATCGATTTAGCTGATCCGGTCAATATCTCTAGCGATATTCAGACCAAGGAAGATGAATTATCGGGTGTGTCGCCCGGCGGTGAAGGCGACAGCCGTTATCAGATCATTGAAATGCTGGTGGATCTTGATCTTGCGGGTTTTGAAGATCAGGATGAAAACGGTTCCTCCACTGGAATCGCATTGCCCTATGTGGTGACCATCGACAAGAGTTCTCGAAACATCTTGGCGATTCGCCGTAACTGGGAAGAATCTGACCCGCTTAAAAAGAAGCGGGATCATTTCGTGCATTACCGCTATCTGCCGGGGGTCGGTTTCTATGCCTTCGGCCTTATCCACCTCATTGGTGGGTTGGCAAAGAGTGCGACCAGCATCCTGCGGCAGTTGGTGGATGCAGGCACTTTGTCCAACCTTCCCGGTGGCCTCAAGGCACGCGGCCTTCGCATCAAAGGCGATGACACACCGATCGCACCGGGTGAGTTCCGCGATGTCGATGTGCCAGGTGGCAGCATCCGCGACAACATCACGTTCCTTCCGTACAAAGAACCTTCGGCAGTTCTCTATAGCCTCCTGAATAACATCATCGATGAGGGTCGGCGTTTTGCCTCCCTTGCTGATATGAAGGTGGCTGACATGAATGCCGAGGCTCCGGTCGGCACCACACTCGCCATTCTCGAACGCACCATGAAGGTCATGAGTGCGATTCAGGCAAGATTGCATGCCTCGTTCCGTCAGGAGTTAAAGCTCCTCTCTGGAATTATCAAGGACTACGACGAACCCGAATATCCCTACGAGGTTGAGGGTGGCGTCGAGATTAAGTCCGAAGATTTCGATGATCGCATCGATGTCATTCCGGTCAGCGACCCCAATGCCAACAGCATGGCGCAGCGAATCATGCAGAGCCAAGCTGCCCTGCAGTTGTCTTCGACCGCCCCGCAGCTGTATGACATGAAGGTGCTGCACCGTCAAATGCTCGAAAGCATGGGCATCAAGAATGTTGATGAGATCATCAAGCCGGATGAGTCGGAGACCCCGATTGATCCGGTGCAAGAGAACTCCAATGTAATCAATCAGAAGCCAATCAAGGCTTTTGCATACCAAGATCACGCGGCTCACATTGCCGTTCACATGTCGCTTCAACAAAGCCAAGCATTCCAGATGCTGCAGAACACACCGGCATTTCCGGTTATGGCTGCTGCTCTCGATGCGCATGTGCGCGAGCATTTGGCCTTCCAGTATCGCCAAGATGTCGAAAAGCAGATGGGCATCCCGCTGCCGACCGAAGGCGAAGTACTGCCAGCCGACATCGAAAAGCGTCTCAGCCCACTCATCGCGGCGGCTGCAAGCCAGATGTCGATTGCTCAGGCCAAGATTGCCGAAATGCAGAAGAACGAAGCCTTGCTGCAAGACCCGATTGTCATGCAGAAGGAGAAGGAATTGCAGATTCGCGCAGCCGATGTTCAGCGCAAAGCGCAAGAAGCAGCGGCCAAGCTCGCTCAATCTGCTCAAACCGCTGCGGCTCGCAACGCTATCGAGGTCGAACGTATTCGATCACAAGAGAGAGTTGCACAAGCTGCGGTACAACAGCGTATGATCGACACTGTTATCAGCGCCGAAACGGATCGCAAGCAGATAGATTCTGTCGAGATGCAAAAAGGCGTGGATGTGGGCCTAGAATTAGGTCGTCGAATTACTGGAGAGTAATTTCTCTTGCAAGCTGAACAAGTGCTGGAGTTTTTGAGATCAGAACTTCGCAAATACATGAACGAGTATGCGGATAATGTCGCTACGGGTTCATGCCAAGACTTCGCAGAGTACAAAAGACTGTGCGGGGTGATCGAGGGGTTAGCCCTCGCAGAACGAGAAATCCTGGATATTAAGGATCGTCTCGAAAATAGCTAATGATTTAGCGCAAAGAAGCTCGCTTGCGAGCGCATATAGAAACCTTGTTTCTAAACGCGGAATGTCTCCGCGCAGTAGAGGTAGTAATGACAAGCATTGCTCTCGTTAATCCGCTTCCAAAAGAAGCGAAATCGCCCCCTGAGAAGAAGGCAAGCCAATTGCCGGAACCGAAGGGGTACAAGCTCTTGATTGCCCTGCCAGACGTCGAAGAAAAGACCGAAGGTGGCATCCTCAAGGCAACCGAAACGATCCGCAACGAAACAGTGGCCACCGTGGTGGGCTTTGTTTTGAAGCTCGGGCCGGATGCT